TTACGAAAGCAATAGGCTGGCTACCGAGGTCGAGGCTGGAGGGGGGTCAGGTCATCCCTGAGATCAAGGGGCGACGACCCTCGCATAGCCGAGATCAACGCCTCGGTGATGGCTGAGATCAACCTTCCGCCTCGGCCACCAACTTCTTGAGCGTCGGTAGCATGGCTATGCTGAACCACGGACATGGAGACACCCATGTTCCGCCGACCTTCATCCCGCCGTGTGGCTTCCCGGTATCTGGACGCTGCCCTCTTTGAACCGCCCCCAGCAATACTGGATGCTGCCCGGTACTTCTTCGTTTCCCGTTGGGGCTCGGGCGTTCTGAAGGAGATCCAGAAGAAGGAGCGTAGCCAGAAGGCTCGTTTGCGGAAGGCTCGCAAGATGCTCCGCGAGCAGGAAGCCTCCGTCGAGGCGGCGGCAAGGGCAGAGGAGAGGGGTGAGTCCTTTGACCTGCTGGTCTACCACCTGCCCGCTCAACGTAACGTCTTGTACGCTCAGATCCGAAAGCGGGTGATCCGCTACACGGCTGTGGGGAGAGAATACTACGGCGACGTTCGTACTGAGTGGGAAGTGGACCGCACGTTCTCGATGGATGGCATTGAGTTCAGTGGGGGGATGTACCCCGGAATCCGGTCCAAGATGGGAGAGTCATACACCTTCGGGACTACCCTTATGAGAGATGTGGTCTCGCACGTCGAGGAGAAGGTCGCGGCGCTCAACGACTTCAAGAGCGAAGTCACGCAGGCTGTCAATACACGCAAGGCCAACGCCAACCTGTTGTCCAAGGGTGCTTCTTTCAATGAAACCCTCTGCAAGATGGACCTCACAGGGTGGAAGTTGTGGGAGCGTCGTGTTCCCGACGAGGCCGAGCGGTCACGACTTGAAGCCGCTATGCAGCCCCGCAAAACACTGAAGATGAAGTTCGACCCGCAGGACACGGGATTGCGTAATGACTCGACTGGAGGGTTCCATGCGTATTGGTCATCCCACAAGTGGGAGATCGTGTTTGCGGGTTTGAGTGGATACTGGTCAGTCGAGTCCTTGATGGGAAGGCAGGGGTCTGTGAAGACCGACCAGTTCAAGCAGTCACTACGCGAACTTGACCGCGTGGTCGCTCACGAGATGAAGCACTACGCACAGTCTTTGCTCAAGGAACTGCTCACGCTCCCCGACGATGCAGGTCACCCCGGACTGACCGACCCTTCTGAGGCAGATGTGCAGGGAACCCCGGCAGGCAAAGAATGGACGCGGTGGGACGAGCAGGAACAGCGGTGGGTTGACCAGCGCATCCCCCATGAGAGCCGCGACATAGAGTTTGAGAATCGTCTCGGGGATGAGGTTGACCGCTTCTTGAAGGGGGTGGAAAGTATTGAGGGGGAGGTAGATAGAAGGGGGACACGGTGGCAGGGTTCCATGGGAGACGTGCTTCGCAAATACTTCACTGTCTTCACGGCTCGTGAGTCGTTGACTCAACCTTCTGGTTTGTACCTTGGCGGTGTGTGGACACCCTCACGTTGGTTCTACTACCTCCGACAGAACGACCCGAAGCGGTATCGTGCAGCGGTGGCTAAGTTCACCGCCGAACTGGACCGTCTCGGATACATGAAACGGATGGACCGGGGTGGTCGCCTGCCTATCGTTGTCCCCAACCATCCGGCGTGGGGTATTCCGGTCACCACATACCTTCAGGACACCGTTCCGTCGCGGGGGTGGAATGTGGAGCCGGATCACGCCGAGCAGGTTCGGGCACTCCGCGAGTACGGACGGTTCGTGGACAGTCTGAAGATCGACCAACTCCGACGCCATCGGACGCTCGCCCGAGAGAACGGCGGGAAGGAATACTGGCTGACTCCACGGTGGCAGGATCACATCGTGGAGCCGTTGAGCCGCGAGGAGATGGGGGCTCGCCGGACGGAGGCGTCCCGCATCGAACATCCCCGCATCAAGAGGTCAAACACGTCAAGGGTATAATCAAGGGGCGATGACATCGACCTGAACGACCACCTCGTGTCGTGACTCCCTGACCGAGTAGCCCCAGTCGCAGTCACAGGGGTTCAGTCGGCATCCTCCACGAACCACCGGGACGCTACGCGCTTTGCGCTTGTGGACATGGCGGTGCCGTCTGCGATGGCTCCAGAGATCGGCTTCCGTCCTGTGCCCATGGTTCACTCCCATCAGCCATACAGGTGGGAGCCCATAGGCCAGATACCGGGGAACAGCCGGAAGGCTACTTCAAGAATCCATCAAGGAAGTAGTTCTTCTCCCGCTTCTTCACTACGCCCCGCGTGCCTACGGGCAGAGGGGGAACCTCCACACACAGAGAGTACCCGTCCGCTACCACTCCTCGACCTTCTCGATGCGGACCTTCCGGGGATCGTACACCGCCACTTCGGGTACCCCATCCACGAGGTCCGACCCGGTGTAGATCACACTGTCGTACCCCTTCGACTTCGCCTTCCGAGCCTCCGACTTTGATGCCGTCACCAGAGGGTACTTCACGTTCGCCGTGACCGTGTAGACCTTGGGGCGGTACTTCAACGAGTTCAGGCCGAGGTGATCCAACCTGTCGTAGATGTACTCGGGCATCCCGCTGTCCATCGAGAAGATGTTGACGAAACCCTTATCCTTCAGCCGCTTGACCTTGCTGCCGATGATCCACCCCGCCACATCCGTTATTTCGTTGGCAGTGTTATCCTCCCGATACCAATCAGCCTCATCACTATCCCAATCTATGTCATCCCATACAGGGACACCGTTCTTGTAGAGGGCTTCCATGAAGGCACCGCCCTTGGGGTCCACTCGCTTGAAGTCCTTGATGATCTCGGGCGGGAAGCCGATGTTGCGGTTGGCGTTTGCGTACCGCCCCGCCACCGACTTCTTCGGGGTCAGGAAGATGCCCGAACCGTAGAACTGGTTGACCAGTTCATCACGGGACTTGGACCGGTCGAACTTCCGAAACCACGCCGTCGTGCCGTGGTACAGCGTGGCGGGCTTGCCTTCCAGTAGCCCGTCCAGCCCGTAGTAGGCGAGTTCATCGAGGGAGGACTCGTCGCCCACGGACAACGACCCGAAAGGCTGACGCCTCAGTTCGGCCATGATCTTCTGGGCGAGTTCACGGGGGCGAGCACCCCCCCGATCCTCGACAATCGCCTTGTTCATGTAGCGGGGGTGCATCACGAAGCCGTGACCGGGCTTGAAAGCACTCTTAGCGTAGTAGGCAGGCTTCGCGTAGAAGAACTCGGTGCCATTGGATGCCCGACCCACACCAGAGATGAGGCTGATGAAGCCGTTGTCATACTCGACGCGACCGAGAACCCGATGCTTCTTGCCTCCGGGGAGCATCCGAGCCAGTTCCTTCGCGATGCTGTCAGCCCAGTGGGCGGCATCCGAGTGCTTGTTTCTGGACTGGTTTGCCACGGTCCTGCCACGGGTAGCGGTACGAACGTACCGGGCGGCTACTCTCTGGGCGGTTCGGGAGGGCATGGGGTGAAATCTCCTTCACCCCATGCTCCAATATAGAGAGGTCAACGGAACGTGGTGCCGTGGTCTTGGACCTGACTATATACCGAACCTACAAACCATCGTCCGGGGCAAAGGCTATGGCTTGTTCCGAGGGTCCAGCACACCCGAGGTGAGAGCGGCGACGGCACCCGTGAGCACTAACAAGAGTCGTTCCAAAACCGCGAGGGATTCTGGATTAGCCGTGCCCGAGGCAACGGAAGCGCCACCCAACAAGATCACAAGGCATAGCAATCCGACGAACAACTGACGTCGGTTGAACCCGGCCCCCAGAGATCTACGGTCGAAGTTTTGCTTATCCTTCTTATTCCCGAGGTTTTCCAGGAGGAGGCTGACCTGATTGCTCAGTGTTTCCTGTCGTCTGAGGCTGGCTTCCGATTCCCCGCGTGATCTTTCGGCTTCGGCGCGGAGTTCCCCCAGTTCTTGTAGGGCACCCTTCATCTGTCTCGCGTTTTCCGTCTGGTCTTGCATCAGTATCAGTAGGTATTCCTCGGAGTTTATTTTGAGGTGCGCCAGATGAGTTCTGGTTTCGACCTGTGTTCCGTCAATATTGAACGTCAGATCTCTTGCTTTCTTGAGAAGTGGGTCGGAGAGGTGTTCGCGGACGAACTTCTGCTGTTGTGCTGCGATGTCCGTTGTCATCAAGGAACTGAGATCAGTTCCGGCCAGATTCCGGTCTCCAAAGAGTAGGCGAGCCGCCTTGTTGGCGTACTGAATCAGAACCTCCCCCGATCCGGGTTCTGGCACGGATCCTAAAAGGAAGGGGGTATGGAGTTGCTCACCCACATAGACAAGGGTCTCATAAACCCGCATGGCAAGGTGTCCTGCGAAAGAGGGGATTTACATAGAGTAGCCCCCTACATAGACCACCTACCGATCTTCATCATAAGTGAAGGTAAATGAACCTTCCCGGCAATACTCAGCAGCACCAGGATCTATGTTTTTTGCCCCCGAGTCATTACCTACGACATATGTCACAGCGTAAGTGTGATTCACAGGGGCATCCCCAATAGCCATAGATACCGAAACCCGATTTGCCGTCAGTCGGAGGCGTTCACGTTTCCTTCCTCCTTCTTTCACAAACCCCTGTGAGATTAATGTGGCGTCATCGGAGTAGCCCTCGATCACGGCACCCCCGGATCCAATGATATATGCCAACCCCGTAGACACCCCCAAGGACTCCAGAATGGTTGACCCTGCCAGAAGGTCAAGAGCGGCATCATCTTGGAAGACACCCTTGAAGTCGCCCTCCTGCCCCCCACCATTGGTGGTTGCCGCCGCCAGTTCTTGAGTCAAGAGGTACACCACAGCGGCGTTGGTGCTCAGGCTCGTCAACAGTACGCTCTCCGCAGAGGTGTCCGTGGACAGGCTTTCCCGAACGACCGTGCCCCCCTCTTGCCGGACCATGCGGGTCAGTGGCAGCAGGACATATGAGACACCGTTGGTCTGCTCGATCACATTCACCACATCGGATTGGCGGACGGGATCACCGATCCGAAGGTTATTGAAGAAGTTGCTTAGATTCGTGCGGAGGGCTGTGTCTACCGTGCTGGAGTCCCTCCCTCGGATCACTACGACCGTAGCCTCCAGGTCAAGCGATGCCGGGATCGCTTCCTTTACCAGCACATCTGCCGTGGCATGCTTTCTCGCGTCCACCGAGTCTTGAGTCAGGCTGACAATCAGGTTTGTTGTGTAGGTGACCGTGAAATTCTCATCATGTTCATAGGAGATCAGCACCGTGGCACCATTGGGAATCAGGCTTGTTTCCGTGCGGGTAATGCTGACGGCAGTGGTCTGGGTGCCCAGAGAGATCTGATAATCTGGAACTCCGCTGGGGTCATTTGGACCTGCGTAGGTGGTAAGCCCATCCGCGCTCTTGACTACGATGCTTAGGTAGTTGGCCCCAAGGCTGTCCAAGAACTCAGGGTACTGACCGATCAGCACATGAGACTCATCGGACACCGGAACGGTGGCACCCGTTGGGAGCACCGTTCCGGTGCTGTCGGTGTACCCGTTGATTTGAAGATAGTCCCCGGCCAAGGAAGAGCGTCCTGTGTCCAACGGCGCGTTTGGGTGTGCGAGTAGGTACGCATCTTCCGGAAGAGTGCTGCTCACCGTCCCCACGACGGAAGTGATTCCCGCAACGGGTTGACGCGGGAGCACGAACTGACTTCCCGACTGCTTTCGGTATGAGCCCAGAACAACATCCGTCAGAGCCACCGCTGGCTGAGCAAGGCTCGTATCCAGTTGGACCGTGTTGTACGTCTTGATCACCACCCCGGTGAGATCAAAAACCTCACCCGTTGAAGCGTTCACGAACTCCAGGCCCTCTGCCGCGTTGTCCAGCATCTCCGCTATCGGGCTGCTCTCGGACAAGGTGCTGTCCACAGCCCGGAACAACAGTGTGCTGACATCCAATACCTCAAACTGAACGTCCTGACTGATCTCGTAGGTGAACGCAAAAGTGTCGGTGATTGTGGCAAGGTTCTCACCCTGCACCCAGATGTCTACCTTGCCTCCCTTGTGTTCATCGTCTGTGTTCAGATCTCGTTGCATGAGGGGGTTGCCAGCGGCGACCACGTTGGCTTTGACCACGCCGGGAACATCAGCAGCCGTCTGCAAGTACCCGCGCTCGGTGCCTGAATCCACCGATGCCAGCCGGTTGAGTACCCGTGTGGTCAATGCGAGGTTGCTCTCTGAGTCCTGTCCACCAGCCATCGCTGCGAGGTTCGTCACCTGTAGATTGCTCACCCCCACGCTGGACACCACGCGGTTGACCTGACCCACTCCAATATTGGTGGACGATCCCGTTGTCGTAGCCTGCACAGGAAGTGCTACCTGATACGTTCCTGAGATCGGGTTGTAGTAGGAAGCAATCTGACCCGCCGCGATAGACGCCCCACGGGTAGTAGAGAACGACACACTGCCGCCAGATACCGTCGTCCCCAACGGGATCAAGATCGTCGCCTCCGGACGAGTGGAGGTGAAGAACAACACTTCACCCAAGGAAGCCGTACCCGTCCTACGACGCACACCAAAGTTGCTCGCATACGCCTCAAAAGCGGAATCGATCAGGGATTGTACCTCCGCATCACTGCTGAGGTACAACGCGACCTTCAACGCCTGCTTGTAGCCCGACTGGCTGACCGGGGTGCTGACACCGCTCCCTGTAGGGTCATCCACTTGAAGAAGCAGCGTGGGGGTGCGAGCACGGTTGTAGAAGTCCAGCAGGAACCTCAGACGCTCACTCTCGGAGGCATAAGGGTCAATCACCGTGTCCCGAAGGACACTCCCAGCCTCAACACGTACCTGTGGATTAGACCGGAAAATCGCGGTGATGAACTGCTTTACGATGTCCTGACGGGACACGGTAGGGATTGACCCAATAGCCGTAGTCACCAACTCGGGGTGAGCCACCACCTCTGGGGAGAATGACGATTCATACTCGATGTTCTGACTCTCATCGAAGAACACCGCAGTAGCGACGTAGTAGAGGGGCTGGTCAGCGCCCAGATTGGTGAAAGAACTCACACGCACCGTGGCGGGCGTCGAGGTTGGACCCGCCTGACGGCTGTGGAGGAATGAATACAAGGTCACGTCACGTACTTGATCCAGGATCAGACTCATCCTGATCTTACGGGCTGTCTCAGGCACCTCGTATCGAACATCAATGTCCGACTGTAAAACATTCTCGTTCTGATCTTCCTGCTGGCCGGTGACACGGAAATACAGGGGGTCCGCGACGGGGGTTCCCGCCGCGTCAACCTTCACCTCAATGTCTGATGCCTGAGAAGCAAACTGCTCGACTTCTTTCGTTACCGTGCCTTCAGCCACACGAGCGACGTTGATCCGGGCGTACCCTGTGACCCCACCACCCGCGAACTGAGAAGCATAAAAGTTCATTCCACGGAATCCCGTAGAAGCGACTTCCTCGGCCTGGATGGTCACCGAGTTGTTGTTTTGGTTCACCGAGATGTTCGTAGGAGCCGTCGCGGTGACTCCTACAGAGGCATCCGAGATCAACCGAACCTCAGCACGGGCAGGGGGGGTCACAGATCCAGAGGGCAAGAGCGCCCTGACCTCGATGGTGTTCTGACCCTCAAGAAGAACCAATCCTTCCGGCTCATACGCAGGATTCGGAACCAGCCATGACCCGTCTCCCCATTGGATCAAGGTGTCGTCGGACGAAAAGCCCGACCCGTTGATGGCGACTTGAACGTCGATGCTGCTTTCTGGGATCGTGCCGCTGAAGAGGCGCGTGTCTAACGTGGTGCTGAACACCACCACCTGACGAAGCACGTTGTCGGGACCAAGAATTTGTGGGGTTGTCATTCGACTACTCTATCAAGAAGCGTTGAGAAGACGGGGCACCCAAAGACTGGCCGTTTGAACCTGCTAACGCCACCGCTCCGGGGGCTGAGTACACGATGTTCAGGCTAACGGGCTTGCCTGTTCCGTTTGTCACTGAGATGTCCAGATGGAACACCGTGGGGTCATTCGGGGAAGGTGTTACCGTGACTGAATTTACCCGGTACAGCCTCTCACGGTCTTTGACCTGTTGGTACTTCCGCTGCTGAGACTGAACGCCTTGTACCTGAGACAAGGCGTTGATTACGTCCTCCCGAATCCGAGCCGCAGAGGCTTGCGTACTCTTGCGCCCCACTCGGGACATCACGGAGGAACCATATCCAGGATGGTACGGGTTGCTGCCCTTCAGGGTCAGAATTGCTTTTAGACAGGTTTGGTACAGCAGATCCTCGTTCTGGATAATCCTGATCTGACCTTCCAGGTCAAAGCGGTAGTCGTTCTCCACATACGTCGCCTGACACCTCGGACACCGCTCAGGCATTGCGGCATATGTGACCTTGATGACGGGATTTCCTGGCACGGGCTTATTAAAGCGCGGGTATCTCGCGGCGACCGGGATCAAACCGCGTGCCGTTACACTGGGATATACGTCCTGACGTGAGATCAGATCCCACCCTGGATATACCAAGCGACCGCGAGCACCACGCTGCGTAAAACGCAATGCTGACGCACCCTCCCCGGTGACCCGGACGAAAGAACGTGCCCCCGTTGTCGCCGTGTCTGAAAAAGTGATCGACCCTCCCCGCACCGAGATCGTCACCAGAGAGTCCAAAGAGGTCAACTTCAGCGCCCGCTCAAGGTCTGCAACCTTGACCCGTGATCCCAAGGGCAACGAGACCGTAGCCGTGCCAACGCTTGAGGTCACCGTTATCTGATTCTCGGTGGAACCCTTCAACCCCGTGCAGCGTTCAATCCGGTAAGGCCCCGCACCCCCTTGAAGCACCGCCTGTGAGGAAAAGCCTCCTGGTGGAACGTAGATCTGGTTGTTCACCAAAACCCGCACAGAGGGAGCACTGGCTATCGGTGCCCGAGTCTCAAGACTCCTGCGGTCTGACCCCAAGGAAACAATCTCCTCAACGATCAAGTGAGGACAAGGGAATCCCGCTTGGACTTCGGTGCTCACTGGCTATCACCCTCCTGATAAGGGGGGGAGTGATAGCCGGACTACCGCTAATCTGCACTTAGTCTGCGGTTACAGGTGAGGATCTCCCGACGACCGTCCGCATGAAGAAGCAGGCCCGACAACCTGTATGGGGGGCGCGTCCCGCAGCCGGTGTCGAGCGCGACGTAGTGATCCGCAATCTCAGCGCCGCCACGCCACGGTGTGTGACCGAATACCTGCACACACCCCTCGGGAAGACGAAACACCTTGCCCTTCTTCGCACCCGTCCAGAGGATCTGCTGCGGTGCCACCTTGAACAGAGTGTCGTAAAGCATCCCTGCGAAGTGAGTGTTCGTCGCACGGTTCGGATTCGGCACAGAGTTTCGGAGATTGGCGACGACAGGATCATTCCAGAGCACGCTCCCCGCCGACTCAGAGATCCCACCGTGTGAGATGAAGTAGGTCGTGTCCCCGTGGCGCACATCGGCCCACAGTTCCCCGTTGGCGATGTACTCGCGGTGCTCCTGTGGAACCACACGGTCGAGTTCCTTCTCCAGCCACCGGGAAGAGACGTGCAGGAGTTCGCCACCACTGACGGGATCGACCCGAGCAGCCTTCTGATTCGGGTCGATCCCGTAGGAGCGCAGGGTCGCCGCACCACCCATCGCAGAGGACAGAGGGATCTTGGAGTTCACCTTGCCCGTGGTGATCCACTCGTGGAGCCACAGTTCGTGGTTCCCGAGCAGGTTCCTGACCCCGTGCTGGATGCACAGGTCAATGACCCGCTTGGAGTCCGGGCCACGGTCGATGAGATCGCCCACCGAGTAGATGGTGAGCGGAGCATCGGGACCGATAAGCCCACGAGTGCGGGACAGCAGGGAGAGAAGGGGCTTCGCGTCCCCGTGAACGTCACCGAAGATCAAGGTGTTCATTATTTATACTGAGGTGGGGGGATTTATACTGAGGTGGGGGGAGAGCAGAAGTGGCAAGGGATCAACGTGGCTGCAACCACGTTGGAGGCTCCGTCCCAGTCCAGCATGCGGCACGTCCTGTTTGAGCCCACACGGCATATTTCTCTCTGAGAACTTGCCGGTAAGCCCGGAACACATCCCGGTCAGTAAAAACTTCTGAGGCTTTGCTTCGGGGCCACTTGGATGGGGTGTGGGGATCTTCATCAAGCATGAGACTCCCGATGTTCCCGGCGATGAGAATGTCCTTTGCGTTCTTGTGTACCCCGCCGAAACGGAAATGGTGCTCGTCCACCAAAGCCATGCCGTGAATGGCAAGCCACATAAACTGATTCCAGTTTTCCGCCGCCCACTGAGCGTACCTGCCATTGGTGTTGCGGGGCTGACCCAGAACACGGTCTGTGATCTCATGCCGGTAGAGGGCTGCGGTCAGGATCTTTGCCGCCTCCTCAACCTGAGATTGTAGATGCTGATCTGCCAGTGCCGACGCACACTCAACGGGGTCGTCGTGCGTGATGAAGATGTTCATGTGTTTTTCCTCTTGTTTGTGTGTACCGGGGGAAGGATACTTCAGCCCCCCTGACGACTCTTTTTAATGCTTCTCCGTGTGTGGATATGCTTTCCCAGCCCCGTCCCGACGGGCTTGAGGCGCTTTCCGTCACGCAGTACATAAGGGCACGTCAGGCACTTGTTTGGATTCATCTCCATCAGGCCACACACTTGTTCCCACGTCCGGATCCGTTGGAAGATTAAATCCGACACCACGTACCGAAGAGCCTGAGCAGAGGTTTCCCCGTAGGCTTCGATCTCCACCGGGGGCCAGAACGGTGCCTGACTACAAGTGTGCCCTGCACCGTCATGCTGGAATGACCCCATGACCTCTTTACGCCGCTTTCTCATCGTAGCCCCTCGTAGTCTGCGACAATCCGAAATTCCTCGTAGGCCACACGCACAGGAGCACCCAAGAGATCCACACCGTCCGCAGACCGGACATGCAACAAGTCCATCCCACGACCCTGACACCACTGAAGAACACGAGCCAAGATCTGAGCGTTCTCAATCGTGGTCTTCATCTTGAAGACATAGGCTGAACCCTCCTTCGTCGGAACGTGATTCGCCGGAACGTGATTCGCCGGGGGGCCGATCCTGTCAGGAGTGCGGATCCCTGCGTCAGTCCCGTCCATCTCTCGGAGGGGCACACCCCTCTCCACCACCTCCGGGACAGAGCCCTCAACAGGCTCCCCGCCACACGACAGGTAGTTCTTGTACTGGCTCGGGAACGCCTTTACCCAACGCTCCGTCCACTCACCCCCGCCCTTATTCCAGGACATCTCAGTCAAGTTGAAGGGCACGGTCCAATTACTACCGAACTCAATGTCTACCTTGAGCGGGACGATCCACGGATTCGCCTTCCCGAACAAAGGAGCCACCGAGTCGAGGACCATGATTTTCTCAATTACATCTACCACGTCACCCGCTCCTTCCTCGCGGATCTCAAAGACCAACTCATCATGGATGGTGATCGTCATGTAGACCCGACGCTCTGCGATCCAGCCCCGCTCCTTGAACGCCCGATACAACTTCGCCATTGCCAACTTCATAATGTCGGCACTGGTTCCTTGGACGGGACCATTCACACTATTGCGCTCAGCCTTTGACCGGAATCCACCATCAGGGTGGGCGATGTCAGGCACCGGATACTTCCGCCCATAGGCAGTGGACACATAGACCTGATCGCGTGCAACCCGGTGCTGATCACCCCACCATCGCTGAAGCGTCTTGTAGGTATTGTCGTACTTGCGCTTGATCCTCCAGCCCTCAGCCTTGTCCACACCAACTGCGCGCTGTGCGGCTGAACCTCCACCACCATAAGCCATAGCAAAATTCAGTGCCTTGGCTTCCTGCCTCCGCTGCTTGAACTCCGGGGTGCCCTTGATCTTGTCTCCGTGTACCCCAAGAGCGGTCAGACTGTGGAGGTCGCCGATCTTGTCGGATCCGCAAGACGGGCAAAAAGGAGGAGGGAGCGCACTGCGGTCGAACTGGTGATCACAGGAAGAGCACCGGAAGAACTCATTGATCCACTTTGGCTCCCTGGACAGGTTCGTGACGATCCGCAACTCCACACCAGAGTAGTCGATGGCGAACATGATGTAGCCGGGTCGGGCCTCGACCACCTCTCGGATTTGTCGGACGCACACGGGCTTCGACTTGTCATAGGTCGCTGGAGTCATGTGGACGCCCCACCGCACCTGTCCCATGAAGCGGTCCTTGTGCTTGTCGCGTGGAGTCGGTGTACTAAACCTCCCAGTATCGACCTTCAGACCATTAAAACTGGCCCAAACACAGCCGTCAGGACTACGTTCCGGAGTCGTGTCCCACCAGATAGGGAACAAGAAAGTACCCAAGCCTTTGCTGACCTCACGAAACCGCTTCACCTTCACCATGAAAGGAAACTTGTCACCCGCCTCCGTGATCACCCGGTCGAGTTCGTCCTTGCTCGTCTTGACCTGACCGGATTTCTCCGTGACGGCTAAGCCTTTTACCCCGACTTCTCGGAGCAAAATGCCGAGTTTCGCGGGAATCGTGAGGTCATACACAGCGGGGAAATCAACCGTCTCTTGCTGACGTGCATTGTCCAGCCGAGGAACGGACTTGGTAACCACAGGGAGACTCTTGTCCGTGCTGCCGAGAGAGGCAGACTCCCGCATCTCCATGTAATTCGGATCCAGTATCGCGGGGTCATACGAGCCCTCCATGCCCAAAACCCATGAGGGACGTACATCCCGACCCAGGATCAAGTTCGCTTCCGCGTACACCTCTTGGATGCACTCCCACCACTCTTTCTGACCGAGCCTGATCAGATCCTCAAGGCGACCCCGGTTGATGCGTATCCGGCAGTTCTCCATCCAGATCGTCGCCAGTAAACAGGCGCGCTCCATCTTGTAAATGCCTGATTGAGAACGTTTGTGCTTGTCCTTGCCCACCACAGAGGGGTGAAGGATTTCATATAGAGCCAGCGTGTTTACCGCGTCAGCAGCAGCGTACCAGACCACAGGATCCCACGTCGGGTCAAGAGTCGAGAAGTCCATCTTCTTTGCCTTGACCGCTTCAGGAGGAAACAACTCCTTCAACTCGATCATCTCGCGGTCCAATTCCGACTTCGACAGATACTTCAATCCCTTACGACGTTCTCGGGAGTTCCGCAGATAAGCCAAGACCAGCGTGCAGTGCCACGATGAGACATCCTCCCACTCTCCGATCTGACCCACGGGATCACAGAGCAGGAATTTCAGGTCGAACTTGGCATTGTGGAAGACCGCCAATGCCCCCCCTGCCTGCACTTCCTCGATCATCGCTTTGACCCGACGCATCGGAACATTGGCTGAGGCACCCTCTTCACGGTGTCTCACCGGTATGTACCAGCCTTTCTTGGTAGACGTGCCCACGCACACGCCCACAATCTTGTCCACGGTTTCTTCTCGCCCGGTATCCGTCTCAAAGGCCCGCTGATCCAGCCCCGTAGTTTCCAGGTCAAGCCCGTAAACACCGTTCTCGATGCACTCTTGCGCGATGAGGTCAAGATCTGAGTCCTTTGCAAGCCTCAAGTCAACGTCCTGCATCCACTCTTTCCGCTCAACCTTGGGGCGGTTTAGGTCCGCAAACAACTCCATCATGCTCATCTGGGTTCTCTCCTGCTTGTAAAGACATACCGGAAGGGTCAGGTGCTCAACCCCAGGAATAAACGAACGGAGGCTAAAACTTTCAGTGCCGCACTAAGAGCAACGTCTTCAGGCACTTCACCCTTCCGCCGAACCATAGAGATTTTATCTCGGGCCTCCCACCACGCCGCGCACTGATCCGGGGCCACTGTACGTTCTCGGCAGCATGTGTCGATCAGCCGATCTATACGAGTGATGACCTGTGCTGAGGTTTGACCCTGTACCTGTAGGGCTTGACGGACCTCACGTTCAGTCTGAGGCTTCTCGTCCTTCTCTGGAGCAGACCACGGCAGCGGGGGCAAGCCGTACTTCGACTCCAGCATCTTCACTGCCTGCCAGAACTCGACCCCCTCCTTCTCGCGTACCAGTGTGATCGCGTCCCGTGATCTCCCGCAGGCGAAACAGTGAAACGACGCTGACTCTGGGTACACCCGTGCTGATGGTGTTCGGTCAGCACCATCACCGTGAAGGTCACAGGAAAACTGCTGCTCCCGGTCTTCACCGTCAGGGTGAACCCGGTAGCCGTAGTCATACAGAACATCCACGATGGGGATTTCGGCACGGATCCGGTCAGCGACCTCCCGACCTCTACCCATCGGAGTCGCTTCCGATCTGCTTGAAGAAGCGGCTGGCTCCTCTCTTGCCCGTGTAGGGAGAGATGATGCGCTGGCTCAACCCGTCTTCGTACAGGCTGTTTGTGCGGTCGCTCTTGGTCGCGGACCCGCCGCTTGGTCGTTCGCCACTCTGTTCATCCAGCCGTGCCACGGGACAACCCGGCTCGCAAATGTTTTCCCTCCTTCGGCAACCATCGAGATGCTGAAGGATCACGTTGGCAGGCCACCTTCCTGAAGGCGGTTGATACTCACCAGCGTTGCCGTGCTCGCCCCGCTTGTACCGCCAGTTCTCAGCACCATCGTGCCTTTCCGATGCTTTCTCGGCGTAGGCACCCCCGTTGAGGTTGTCGTCGGTTCCGATCCTTGAGGCGTCGATGTTCAAGCCACCGCAACCGTGTTTGAGGACGTTGGAGGCCACGGTGCCTTCGGACAGGGGTTTGCGGAGGACGTGGATCACACGCATATCAGATATCCAAGTCAAGTTCGCGGACAGCGTTGTCTCGCTGTGAAGGGCTCACATTGGCCTGCACAATCCGACGACAAGGCCAAAGCACACCTGAGTAGAAATCCTCAAACGGTTTGTGGTCCCGTGACTTGAGGCATTGGAACTTGACCAGATTACCCTCCCTCAACTCGGTATCAACCCAGCCCGCAGTCACGATGTCGGAAGACCTCTCAGCCTCGTTTGCGTAGGAAAGATGCGTCAGATTGTACTTACCACCGTTCTTCTCGGCAGACTTGTAGCCCTCACGGGAAATCTGGAACAGGGCGATTACGGCGATTCCTGTGCCCCCGTTGAAGTTCATGGACGTTCTCTTGAGATCACGAAGAACCTCATTCAACCTCTCCGTGGTGCCGCTGTACTTACCGCGTGACTGCATCAGACCGGCGTGATCCACCGTGATCATCTTGATCGCGGGGTCTTTTTGGTAGAGCAGTTCTCCCCGGCTGCGGAGATCGTTCACCGTAAAATCTGACTTGTTCGGATCCGTGACCTCAATGTGAATGTGCCCGTACTGGTTCGCAGGGTCATTGAAGTCTGGAACCACGTAATTGACCATGTACTGCTTTTCCGCCGCAGACAACTCCCCGTCACGGATCTTCTCGTAGTCCAGCGACCGACCGATCTTGAGTGCCTTTCGGACCTCAAAGAATTTCGGGTGCTCCGAGTGAATCGCATACAAGATCCGGCGCACCTGACGATAAGGCATCTCCAAACTGTACAGAATGGAGGAGTGCCTGTAGTAAACCGCTTGGTTGTAGTGCCAGTTCAACGCCAAGGTTGATTTCAGCCCTCCGGTGAACGCGGCATGAGTCCAAAGTTCCCCACGCTTGGCTCCCTTGACCGCCTCATCCATCTCACGGATTCCCGTGAACTGACCGATCCCCGCAAGGGGGTCACTCTCCACACGGTCGTATTCCGCCAGAAAGGAATCTCCATCTGAAGTCACGTCACCAGACAAGCGTTCTCCGCTCGTCGGTGTGATCACCTCATGGCTTCGATCCAGGATGTACCTCAGAGCATGGACAGGCCCCCGAAGCAGCGTCTCCTTCTTGCCCTCCTTGACCGTGACCCCGGAGGACACAATGTGTGCAGCCTCCGAAAGCAACTCAGACACCAATCGAACCCGGCGATCTTCAACCCGTGTCTCAAGCAACTGAATGAAGTTGCCCTGAACCCTTGGCTTTTCCACGCAGAGAACGTCCAGCCGATCCAGCACGGGAATCTGAGACACACGCTCAAAGTGACCACGAATCGAGGACGCATCTGGGACATGGTGGAACTGACCAATGAAATCTTGAACGTACTTCCAGATCACCCCGTCTTCAGGGATATCAAAACCCAGACCGCAGTCCTTGAGTGCCTGGGCATTCCGCAGGAACAATTCCCCGTCGTCGGTCTTCCCGTCTAAGAAACACGACCTCAGTAACGCCTTCATCCCTCACCCCCACCGCGAAGCGTCTTACGTGTGCCCAGAGCACTCCTCTGTCTCCGGGGCTTCTTGGCGACACCTTTACGAGTAGCCTTCGATGGAGCCAGCCCCTTGACCCGAGTGAATCCCGAAAGCACCCCGGCCACCTCGTCCGACCAAAACAGGTGACCGGTATTGAGGGGATGGTTTGGCTGATCCCAGATCCATGTCGGTTGATCGTTGTGGAACCGCGTGTTCAGTGCTTCCGCAAGCACCTCCGCACTGGCGCTGTTTCGTGCGGCCTTGATCCCCATACGGATCACCAACAGATCAGGAGGAACGACCAAATCAGGGATCGAGATGTACTTTGTGCTGACCATGTAGGCGTCAGGGTCAAGGATCTCCCCACCCTTCAGCGCAATCGACCCCAGCCATGCCGTTACCAAATCAGCATCGCTGACGACCTTGAAACTCCAGGTCGTCGGCTGACGGATCGCCACATGACGAAGGTGGGGGAAGAACTCAGACCCCGCTGTCAGCCACAGATTGTAGATCTCTTTCCCCAACAAGGGGGAGGACTCCACCCGTGGCTTGCTGCTTAAGCCTTTCATCCCCCGCTCCACGTTGGCAATGATGTCCTTCTTCACTACACAATCGCACCGCTGATAGGACGGGGGGTGGGGGGGGTTGTACTCACCCTCCACGAAGCCCGTACCCAAGCATAAAAGGCACTCCTTATCCGGGGCACTACTCACACCACCACCTCACTCAGATTTGTGTTTAGGCTTACCTTGGGGGGCCGGAAACCGTGCCCCCCTTTTTCGACCCCGAGCGTTACAGACGGGTCCGGGCATCTGCGATCATCGCATCAAAAATATCCTTCACCTCGGACCCAGCCTCATACACCACGTCCTTGTCCTTCTTGCCCTTGACGCGCTCGCCGAGAACCTGCTCGATGAGGTTCATCTTCTTGCGGACGACTTGCATGACACGCTCGTCAATTGTGTCTCGGCACACCAGATGGATCGCATAGCATGTGTCGTTCTCGGACCCAATTCGGATCATACGACCGACAATCTGGAGGTAGTCACCCGCGCTCCAGGGGGAGTCGTAGAAGACCATTGCCTTCGCAGCCTGAAGGTTGATGGCATCACCACCAGCCATCGTGATCCAGATCACCCGCGTGGGATCAGCGGGGTCTTGGAAGGCGTCCATGGCCGCTTTGCGCTGGGCCTCGTTCTCATCCCCAGTGACCCGCACACACCGTACACCCTTCGCCTCCATCACGGGGATCGCGTGGTTCACCATTTCCTTGAAGCGGGTGAAGACAATCACCTTCTCGCCATGGAAATCACCACCGTCGGTCACCATGTCCATAAGGGCATCAAGTTTCTCGCTCTTGTAGTCGGGGTACTCGATCAGCGCAGGGTGGTTCACGATCTCTTGGCAGTAGATCAATGCGGTCAACTGCGTCGTCTCACGCTCATCGCCGCTGCCCAACTCCAACAACCCTGACAGGGCTTCCTGATACTTTTCGTGCTGAAACTTCGTCATCCCCACACGAACCGTCCGGGAGGTCAGAACCGGAAGGTCTTTGGCTACAAGGTGCTTCGGACGACCGAGATAGTAAAGATCGATGTTGTCGCGGAACTTCTCGATGTCAGACTGCCGGTAGCCCACGATGACTGGAACCTGACGACCATTCGCAACCCTTTGCATACGAGTGATGCAGTAATTGTTCATGAACCCTCCCTGGCTCATCGGGAACAAATCCGGCACCACGACCTTGTAAATCCCGAAGCCTTCCATGAGGTTGTTCTTGATCAAGGTTGCAGTCAAGCCCCATACGCGGCCCGCCTGACTCCCATAGTGACGGCAGACCTTGTGTACCCGCGTCGTCGGGGTCTTCACCACTGTCACCTCGTCCATGATCAGTGTGTAGCCCTCCCAATGCTGGATCGTGCCGAAATCGTTGCACGCCGACGAGTAGCCCTGTACCAACACAGTTGGACCCGTGGACTGCTCCCATGCCGCATGAGCCTTTGCCCGCTTCTTCGGGGTGCCCACAGCCATGAGTACCTGAACACCCTCAGTGAACTTCTCAAACTCGGATTCCCACTGCGGCACACTCGATTTCTTGGTGAGCACAACCACCTTCATGTCGGGATCACGCTTCCACAGGTGGCACAGGGCGGCGATGCTTTCGATGGTTTTACCAAGACCACAGTCGTCACCAACCACAAAACGGGTCAAGGCGATCAGATGCACCACCATCTGTTGCTGGTAAGGGCGTAAGGTCAACGGAACCTCACTCCCATCTCGCTTGATCAACGTTTCCCGGAAGTTGGGGGGGCGAGGAAGATTCAAATCTTGACGTTGTCGGACTGCCTTTAAACGCTCGTGTACTGACTGACCCATGGGGCACCTCCAAAATGAAGCCTACCCGAACCCCGTTGAATAGAACCCCCTATTCACCAACCTCCACAATCAACCTGCCGGGACCATCCACCGTCAACGCATACCCGGTCTTGGTCTTGACGGTATGGATCCCGCCTGTGCTAAATACCGTCGTCGGGCACCCGCTCAGGATCACACTGCCCTGATGACGCGCAGGCTGGGGCTGCGGTGCATTGACCGTGAGCCCCCTCAACGCCGAAATCAACAGGCTACTCTCTAACCCCTCAAGACCCAACGCCTTCAATGCGGACAGTGTCACCGGACCAAGAACACCGTCCACCGGACCACAGTGAATACCCAACCTGTGTAGGTGCATCTGAATCGTGCGCTCCGTGATCTGATCTCCTGCCCATGTGCCGACCTCGACCTGAGCCGCGCAGCACATAGACGGCCATGCGAGATCACCGCGACCCTCACCATGAAGGAAGTCACCCAGCGTGTCCCACTGACCAATGTAGTGGAACACATGGCTCGTGCTCGACGGAACCGGATACCGACTCCACGGAATGAACCCCAGAGGCACCGTGAGACTCCACAAGATCGCCAAGCGGTGCATGGGATCATCCACACCCCTTATACGCAGGTACACCTCTCGCCCCGTAGGACGCATCGAGAGATGTGGGGGCAGTCCCAAAGGCCCCGCGTCTTTCTCGACACCCTCCCACGAAGCCTGCCTCGCAGGGACACCCTCATACAAGAGGGTGATGTCTCCGTGCCGCTTGGCTGCTCGCTCAAGACGGCACAGAGCCTCGTAGGTGTCTGGGGTGACGGCGGTTTGTCGGTAGGGCTGAAGCGTTGTCATGCCCTACCTGTACCCGCTTATCGAGGGTAAATCGCATCCCGCTGTGCCTCAGCGTACTCATACGGGGTGCCGTGCTTCTCACTTTCCCGAGAGTTCCTTCTTGAAGGTGGACTTCATGTAGCGGAGGATCTCGTCTACGACTGCGCGGCGGACCTTGTAAGGAATCTCCTTTCCGGGCTTGTCCTCGCGGTTGATTGTGATGGAGTTGTCAACAGTCTCCCAGTCCAAAGGGTCAAGGCCGAGGAAGAACGGGTGCATCCTACCGGTCACCTTGAGTTTTCCAGCAGTCCCCTTGAACTTGAGCCTCACGCTGAGTCCGTCAAGCCTGTGGGTGAAGTCAAGGTTGACACCCCCCTTGAGCCGAGCGAGGAGGGTTCGGCGCTCGGCGCTACCCTTGGGCAACACACCCGCAAGTCGGATCAAGGCGGTACGGTCAGATGCGGTCAGTTTGCGCGTCATGTTGTTCTCCTGCATAAGTCACTCAGAATAGGTGAAAGTCAAGCACAGGGGTCATCGTCTGCCGGGTCTTCTGGCGGATACGGTGCAAGAGGGATGTTCGGGTCAAGTAACGCGGAAGCCGACTTGAGGAGGGGCTTGCCCTCCAGACGGTATCGATCAGCCGCCGCGTAGCCCTTCCCGTAGTCAGTCGGGGAGAGCAACCCGTCCAACGCATACCCATGCTCGCAGGACAAACCCTTGCCGTAAACTGCCGTGGTCACGATCACCATCTGGATTTCGTCCCCGTAGGAGCGAACCACGTTCCCGGTGAAGGCATCCTCGTAGCCATTGCGGACAAGGTACGCCCGACCCGCAAGCACAGCACCCTTCAAGACCGGGAGGTCACCAGCCGACATTCCCCCGGCACTCAGATCAACCGGACCCCCACCACGGACAGGATCAACGACGTAGGCAGAGCCCCCGCCACGGTACAAACGGAACCGACGAGTGCCATCCGGTGCCGAGGTCGCGTTGTACGCCGTGTACTGAAGAACCGCCCCGTCAGCCATACCCAACGTACCGCTCAACTGAGCGTTTGGAAGACCGTCAGCGTTGAATGTCGCCACCTCTGTCGTGGCCTGAGCCCCGCCACCGGAGCGGATCTCGTAGGTGACCCCCTTGCGGAGTGGATCTTCACCCAGGAAGTCCGAGTCGTTGACCAGAATTCCCAGTGGCAACCGATCCGTCATGCCTGTGATCCCAACAGGGGTCGGAGCCGCAGCCACCCGTGAACCATTGACCGGGGCATCTACTCCGTTGAGCAATCCAGACTGATTCGGTGTGACTCCGTAAGCATACGGAACGTTCAACTGAACCCCGCTGGGTGGCGCACCACCACCAATCAGAGTCAAGGATACCGTAGAGTTGCCCCCCTGTGCTCCGGGCAAGTATGAGGACAGCATGACCGCGTTGCCTCGCTGAAATGCCCGGACAGCAACGAGGTTCTTTGCCGCGTTGTTGCCATTGATTGCATTGGTCAGGGCGCGTGCCGTCGCCACCGCATCGGCACCAATGACCCATGCCACTCCCTGATCTAAAGCAACTGTCTGGGAGCCACGGATGAGCACAACACTCAAGTTGGTCAACTGAGTGTTGTCCGTGATCTCAATGACGAGATCCGCGTAGGTGCCATCCGCCTGTTGCGAAAGAGTGAACGCCCGTGCCGCAGGCTGGTATGGGTTCTCCGTGTTGGTTCCCGGAAGACGTGTCCCTGGAGAGGACAGGAATCCGGCATCCGTGGGGGTGCCCGCGTGAACAGGTCCGCCGATCTTGCCTGTGCCCAGAGTCGTCCAGAAGTCTGCCGTCGCCAACACCTCCAAAGACCGGGCGTTCGGGATCTCAGGAATCTGAGCGTTGTTGGTGTCGTACTGCTGAAGAGGTGCGTTCACCGCGAAAGCACTCGCCACCGACACCTGACCGTACCGTTGCTCATAGTCAGCCGTCTGGATCGTCGCGCCGTCGCGGGTCATGTAGGGATCACCCTGATAGACCGTGCGCTGATGCGCAACGTAGCCCCGGACACCGTTGGGCATTGCCGCAGGAAGAATCATGCGAATCGACGTGCGGAGCGAGTCCGACAGCGCGTTGTTCCGGTTCAACACGTAATTGTTCTTATTCACGAACCCTTGGGCGAACCCAAAGACCGCGACCTCGACCACGTACTCAAGACCGTCGAAGACCTCTCCCACGACGAAGTTGGGCGACAACGTGATGTCCACTGCCTCTTCCGGAATCACATACGTGTGGGCGTCTGCGTTTGCGATCACGTCGGCTGCGCCGTCCTTGACCAAGAACAGCGTTTGCTTGCCCGCAGCGGTACGGATCAGGTTTGTCCCGGCTCCCACACCACCGTCAGGGGTGAACCCGGCATCCGTCCACGCGGACCCGTTCACGTCGTAGTCACGCTTGTCGTAGATCCCGTAAACCCGCGCCACACCCAAATACGGGGGCAACTGGATACCACGCATCGCCTTGTTCAGATCCGAGGACCGGGCGTTCACGTCTTCGTACAAACGACCCTGATACCACGAGTTCGCGCCGTTCCACTCGCCATAGTCCAGGCCAGAGGCGGCACCGGTCACGATCTTCAGCACCCCGGCTGCTGCCGTGCCACCAATGATGTCCCGCGTGGGATCAGCACCCGTAGGGGTGTCACTGAACAGGTGGTTGATACCGTAGTACGGACCCGAAGACCCGGCCACGGAACGCACAGGAATATCCTGCCGACCAAAACGTGGCATGTACTCAGGAGGCACCGCGAAGATCTCTTGCTGAGAAGTCGCCGCAAACAACCCTGCTCCGTCGATGGGTGTCACCCCGTCGTCGTAGTTGGTGGGGAGTTGAGCCGCCGCCGCTGTCCGAAGAGGCAAACTCATGTTGACCTGCTGGAAGGGGCGGAACACAACCGTTTTGGACCCGTGGTCTACCAGCAACTCTGACTCACGGAGAGTCTCAAAGTTGTACCGACCGTCACCGTAATCAGGAGCATGTGGGGCGTGAAGACCAAGACCCGGCAAACGGTTCCATGCCTGCATGGGCTGGGCGTTGTAGTAATACTCGTCTTCAGGGGCTCCTATTCGGGATCGGATGTCGGAGGGGGACGGGTCGATGTTTTCAGGGGCTTCACGCAAGACCTCAATACCAGAGGCTTCAGGCTGCTCCAGAGCAAACCTTTCCAGGGCATCGGGAACGCGAGCCATCCCGCCACGACTCGGGCCATACAGGATGCTGGTGTCCAAGATCAAGTCACTGGTGATAGAAGCCGCCGACAACCCGTTCCACGGGTTGGTGCCTGCACCAATTGTTGCCGCGAGGTCCGTAATCACGATCACCGCAGCCGCGTAAGACGTACCGGGGTTGTCCTCCGTGTTCATATCGTGCGAACGAACCGCCGCCGTGACGACCTCGCCACCAGTGATGTTGGATGCGGGTCCGACCGGGGCCAAGATCAAGCGATCTGCTGCCGTGGCATCTTGGTAGGTGTAGCCAATGGTTCCGGCACCAACGACGCGGAACACACCGATGTCGTTGGTGCCGCCCGTCAGGATCAGGAACAACTCACTGCTCCCGCCGCTGAGATCCCTGCCTCCAGCCGTCAGCATGTCGTACAGATTCCGCTTGCCGTGCAAAAGCAAGTGGGTGATCCCACTCGTGGTCGTCCGGCGAGGTGAACTTGCGTCCTCAGCCCACTGACCGGCGAGGTCAAAGTTGAGCCCCGTGAACTGCACCTCGTTGCCTGCAAAGGTGTTCGCAGTGGCACTGAACAAGAGGGTGTTCACCACGCCACCGAGCACCATGTAGGGGCTCTGGAAGTCGTGCTCAGGCAGAGGGAACATCGGACCGGGGTGGTTGGCTGAGGACTCCCCCTTGCCCGCAGGCTGGCTCCAACTCTGAGGTGCCGTGACCCCATCTCCCGCAAACCGCATCAAGAACGGCGTCTGGTTGCCGGAAAACCCGATCCCGCTGACCTCATCACGGGAGAGCCAGTATTCCTTGGGGGAAACAAAGCGCATGAAACGAGCGCCCGAAACCGAAGTCGCTCGTGCGCCGTCGGACCCTGAAGCCCCGCCCAAGAACAACGAGATCACAGAGCCGTTCGTCCAGGCACTTCCACTGGAAGGAATAAATCCCGACACGGAGAAATCCGCCGCAACCTCCCAGGTGTTCCCCGAAACACTGACGTTACCTCCGCTGGGAGTCAGAAGCAGGCTGATGTCGTTCTGGACAACGGCACTGTCTGAGAACACCGTCCGAATTCCGTCGAACCCGTCGAGTTGTTCCGTCTGGTTTGGGAGTGTCCCCGTGCCCTTGCCCAAAAACGTGTCCACCTCGATGATCTTGGTGCCTTGAGTGTCGGTTCCGTTGCCCTGCTTGTACGACGACTGAAGACTCCCATTGAGAACCTTGCTCAAGTTGTGCTTCAACAGGGAGTCATACGACCACTCACCGAGCGTGACTGACCGACGGAGATCCAGGATATCGTTGGTGGTGATCTGATCCGCAAACACCCCGTCAGGACGGAACGTGTAGAACTTGATCTCAGCACCCGTCTGATGACTCGTGGCTTCTGTACCGAAACGACCACGACCATAGTACGGAGTCAACGGTGCCACGTCTGTGATCGACGCGATCTGAATGGTCCCTGCCCCAGCGTCCACGCCCTGCAAGACCATCATCTCATCGCCAATCTGAATCACCGTGCCGGTCCAGTCGATGTTCACGTTGTCCAGACCGGATCCCGCAAGACCGGTCACCGAAACCAGACCCGTCGCGGATTCATCAATGCCTGCTGCCAGAGTCACCGTGGCGAGCGTCCGAGTCGCCTGGAGTGGAACCGTAATGGATCCGGACACGGGATTGCGGTTGAACGAGCCATTCTGGTTTGCATTGCCGCTGCTGGTCAGCGCCACAAAGGCGCTCTCATTCCGGCGAAACACCGCGCACATAGGAATCGCGTAGACATAGCCATCCACAGTACCAAGGGCGGCACGGCTGACAGAATCCCCTGCACCCGCTCTCCACAGACCCCGATCCCCAAGAACATCGCCCATATTGTTGAAGGCATACCCAGCAACAGGAGCCGCCTGAGTACCCTGAGCAATCGCGTTGGGGTCATCCAGCCCGTCGGGGTACTGAGCCAGATCAACAGAGTCACCAAGCCCGGTGCCGCTGCCGACGACCCGAATCCGGTACTGCAACTGCACCCGTTCAGTGGTCTCAAAGCCAATCGTCGGGTCTTGGATATCGTCAGAGATGTTGGTCCCACCATATCCGACGTTGCCGTACTTGTAGATCGCGCTGGCAGAGGGCTTGTTCGCGGTGCTGGGGTTTGGAGACACCTGAGCCTGCCACACCTCCAAAAACACGAGGTCAATCCGGGAGTCCGTGGCAGGGGGGTTGAACAGATTCACACGGTTGCTGGGGTCACCCTCAGAAACACCGGAGCCCGAAACAGGAATCACCCAACCGTTCACATTGGCCCACAAAAACGCGGCACCCGTGCTCCCGTTGGCAGGACGCCCGATCTTGAACCAGTTGCTCCAGTTCTCGCTCGTCATGAAGTCCGAGTCGGACTGCATGGGGTCAAGAAAGAACCCCGAGTGCATCTCTGACCGGACGACATTCTGAAGGGATTCCCCGCTGATCTGGGCTACAAGGTTCAGTTCCGAGTCCAGCGGTGGCTTAGACGATTGCCACACCGCCTGGAGAAACTGCCGTGCCGATGCGGATAATGTTCGACTAACGCCGCTTCCGAAATCCTGAGCCATGTTATTTCTCCGAAGGGATCTTGAGACAGGCTACCCTCTCCCAACCTCACCCTACGGTGAGCGAATAGAACGGCTACCGTGTCAAAGCGTTCAACTTTAGGCGAGCCTCGCGCTTCTGACCCTCGGAGGCTCCGGGATCTCGCAGAATCTTTCGGTAGATCACCCTCCGAGCAGAGGCCAACCGCTTCTTCTGCTTACCCTTCAAGCCATGTGCTGAAATGTGGCGCACAGTCTACCTCACAGCGGGGGGAGAAGGTCAGGGAAGAGGACACAGAAACCATGCAAGTACAACGAGGCTGTCCCGGTGTTGATGAAGCACACCCGCAAGTCGGATCCCGCCCCCACCAAATCTACGGGCTCCAGATAGGGCACCAAAGACCAGGAAACCCCATTGTCCACACTCGCGTACACAAGCAAGGGGGCGATCTCAGGGTCCGTCTCCGTCAAGGTCTTGATCGCAGGACTGTTCTGACCCGCTGACGTGCCCTTGTTGGAAAAGCCAAGATCCTCTGAGGTCGAGGATCCTGACACCTTCCACCACAGCATCACTTCGTCGGTTCCGGGGTGACTCTCTACCACGGTGTACGAACCTGCGGCACTGGTGGTTACCGTAACCGCTGTATTGGTTGCCGGAACGGGCTTCAGTCGAACTCTTGAGGGAACCGTGGGATCAACGCTTGCCTGAACGAAAGTCGAAAAAGAATTCGCGCCGTCATTGATCGCCGCCACTACATCTGCGGCGATCAACGCCGAGGATCCCGCCGTTGCATTGAAGTTATTGGACCCCGGAGTACGGGCACCGGCAAAGCCTAAAAGACTCACCCCGCCTATTGAGATCACGGCACCAACCGCAGCAGGGGAAGCAATCACCTCAATGTAGCAGGGATTGTACTCCCACAGGTCAATCGTGGCCGTGACCGCACACCCGTATACCGGAGCCGCCCGCGCATCGGACCTCGGAAGCATCCCCAGACTGTTCGGGACCATTCCCACGGCACCAGGACCGGACGCACGCCCAAGGGTGCAACGCGCAGAAGCAGGGGCGACCAGTGCTGTTGGAAGTACCGGAGTCGTGTTCGACAACGAAGGGAAGTCCGCAAAGGCAGCAATGTCAAACGCACCCACGTCCTCGTTGTCGAGGTAGAAGTTGTACAGGATGTGGTCGTACATCGGGTAGCGGATCAGAAACTCCGCTGCCGCCTGTGACGGGATGCTGTTCAGGTTTTCTTGGGGGAAGTAGAACGACGAAGAGTCCACCTCAAGAGCCGCACCCTCTGGCACGGGAAACACAAACTGACCATTGATCTCCGTCGTTGCACCCGCCTCCGGAGTTGAATCCGTGCGAATGATGCGCCCTCCAGGGGCTACACCCGTCGTGTCATGGGATGCAATGTCTGTGAAGATCCTCATGGATTACCTCAGTAAGTACGGGGGAAGGTGTTGCTGTTGAGGGTGCCACCGAGCAACTGGAGGTCATCCCAACCAGTGGACACCCCGTTATCTTGGGCCGTGTTGGAAGAGTTGATCCCAGAAGAAGTCGCCGTGGCGGCAGTCTGCCGAAGTTTCACGCACTGACCATTAAATGTCCCAGGAGCGGACCCGTCCTCACGCGCAAAGTCAGTGGAGGAGTTCCCAGTCACCGCCCAGCCCTCCTGGACGAACTGAGCATCTGTGCTGCTCCCCCCGTTGGGCCACGCAGCATAGACCCCCATGAGATTTGTGCGAAAACCAAACATCTCCAATGCGTTGCCCGCTGAGGTCACGGAGTTTGTTTTCGGGGATCTGAGCACATTGCCTGAGCACACGAGGCCCCAGAGGCACACACCAAGGTACACGGGACCGGTGAGAACTCGCACATGCTGAAGGGACAACGCCCCCCGCTGTGCATCGGAGGCCGGATTGGGTGCGCTCTGACCAGCGGAGATTCGGACCTGATTGGCACAGATCGATACCGCCTCCCAAGAGACCGCATTGAAATCGTCCGAAGTGGGATCAGGGAAGCGGAAATCCGGGTGGAAGACTCCTGCGGTAGTCCCTACCACGTAGTTTGTCGTTGGTCCTGGAGCAATTCCCTGTTCCGCCTCAGCCGTGCTGAACGTGTGGTAAAGCCGGATGCCGTGGTCGAAGTAAGACTGCGAGTTTGCACAGTCAACCTGATTGCTGGAGATCGACAGACCCCGGACATTACAGGTAGTCTCGATTTGAATACCCTTTGAGGTAAGAGCGGTGATTGCCCCAGAGGCTTGAACCTGAATCGTGTTCTGCTCAACTCGGACATTCTCGGCAAACGAGGGAGTTGCTTGAACCTGCCTAAGAAGTAGGTCCACCCCAACGGAAACTCCTCCACCGGCAAATTCCATCTGCACATCGTTGTCCGAGATGCTGATGTTCTCCCACTGAAAGATAACCCCCGTCTGAGTAGGGAAGGCGAGAGAAATGCCTCGTCGCGGGTAGTTCCCCACGCTGCTGCCGATCATGTTCCCCTCGACCTGAACGCCCCTAAAGGACGAGCCTGCCGTTTGGGTTGCCACCAAACGAAGGGATGCCTTCGCGGTGTTCGTGGTGTCATGCGGACCCATGATCTGGTTGCGGTTGAAAGAGATTTGCTGAAGACTCAACTCCGTGCTGCTCAAGTCAAACAGCAGACCCTCGCCCCCAGCGAAATCACTGATGGTGTTCCCCTCCACGGTCAAGCCCTCAAAGGCACCCGCGTCACCTTGGTGTGCGAGAACCAGTGCATCCTGACCCCCCGCAACCAGAATGTTGTTTGTGATCCGGGCTTGAGAAACACCGATCCGGTTCAGCGACCAATGCAGGGCAAATCCTCCCGCGTTCGCGTTCTGAATACGGACCTGATTCCCGCTAAAGGACACATTTCGAAGAGAACGGGTGGCCGCGTTGTCGCCCATCACGAGTTCAATACCACGATCAATCGTCGCGACACCGTTCCCCAACTCACAGAGGTTCCCGTCCACCCGAAGCCCCGTTGCCGCATGACCCGGCATTTGAACCGCGACACCTTCCGGTGTGTCGTCACCTCGGATCACATTGCCCGACAGACTCACATTGGTGCTCTCACTGATGCCCACGCCGGTAGTCGTAAAGGAAACACCTATGGACTTTGGTGAAGCAGGGACCGTGGACAGGTCATAAACGTGATTCCCATCAAGAGAGATATCGCGACACACTGAGGGCTGGGCGATATTGCTGTCCTCGACAGTACAACGCACACCATAGCCGAAGCCACGGATCACGTTCCCCTGAAAAGAAACACCTTCAACAAGGGACTTGTAAGCCGCCGCTGTAGATTTAGCCGCAAGGAAGACACCGACAGCCTGAGACGTGGGCGTGTCGCCGGTCAGGTTGTTGTCTTCGACCGTGAGGTTGTTCAACCTATTGTCGTGGCTCTCCGACGTGTTCAGGAGATAGAAGGCGACACCGTACTCCCGATGGTTTTCCAGATGGTTCCCCGCAACGTGAACGTCCGAGAACGTGCCTCCGGTCAACACCCCCGTCACGATATCAGCCGTCGTGAACAACACGCCCGAGTTCACCGCCTTGGTTCCGGTCCCCGCCTTCAAAGAGTTCCGGGACACGGAGACTTCATTGAACACAGGAACTACTGTGGCGTCTGAAGCCACAAACAGAATCCCATATTTAGACGAGTTGTTCGCGTCATTGAAGGTCAGTAGGTTGCCTTCCACCCTGAGCAGAGAGGAAAGAAACCCGCCTACCTGCTTCCCCGTGGCGAAGACCATGCCAGCGGATTCCCCAATACCAAATGATTGAGGGGTCCGAATCTGGTTCCCGGACACGAGGATCTGCTGGCAGTTGCGAACATACACGGGCAACGAGTACACCGGGTCACCAAAGGCGACACCGGCAATCGACCCCACATCCTCCAGGACATTCTCAGCCACGGTCACGGAGAGACACAACTCCAGACCGATTCCCTTCGTACCCACACCACTGAAAGTGTCTGCCCGCACGTCTTGATCGTGAGCAATCTCCGAAAGCACGTTGCCCGAGATCACCAGGGAATCAAGAAGGTTGGTGTTGTCGAACCCGACAGCCAGAATCCCGTCATGGCATCTACGGATCACATTGGTCGAGATTACCCCTCGTGCCGCAACCCCTGTCGCGTTGCCTTGTACGAAGACTCCCGTTGAAGTTGGTTCGGAAGCCCCCAAACTACCGTCGATCACGTTGCCCTGGATCGCGTAGTCAATGCACAACCCTTGGAGGTTGATCGCTGCCTGTGCCGCCGTGCTGAAAGAGTTGTACACAATCCGCACTTCCGCAGTGTCATACACCCGCACACCGTAGTCAGTGTTACTGACCTCGACGTTGGAGATAACCACTCCAGCACAAGCGGTCGTGGCCCCGCACTGAACACCCGCCGTGGACGAGGAGCCTTGAAGAAGCCCCCCCTCAACGGTCACATTCTCACAGTCATCAAAGTTGAGCCCGACGCCGCTGAACCCAACCAGCGAGCAGCCCTGCACCATGACCGAAGAAGCCCCAGTCAACGTGACGCACTGGGGAAAACCCCCAGCAAAGGAACAGTTCTCGATCTTGACCTGAGAGATCGTGCCGGACCCCGTGATGGCCGCTGTCTCGCCCGCGCTCCGCGCAAACGTGATCCCACGAAAAAGAATGTCACTCCGGTTGGAGACATCAATCAAGGGGGCCGTGAGCGTTCCGCTTGTGAGGACCGCCTCACCGTCGCCAATAAACTGAAGGTGGTTGGAGGGCACCGTCAGCGTGGCGGAAAGATTGTGTGTCCCTCGGATCAGAACAGTGCCCTTCTGCTCTTCCGATGTCCCGGTGTCACCGTAGAATTGCATCCAGAAAAAGAACGACTCCAGGGTGGCAAAACACCCCTCGCTCCACGCATCGACGTTTTCGCCATTACGTGAGGAATACTGCACCTTGCGGTCGAGGTTTCGCACGAAAAAGCGGGCATCTTGCCATGCTGTGATCTGAGCGGCACCGTCGCAGTCCACGCGAGCGATCATCACATGCTCGACACCGGTAGCACTCTCAACCTCTGGTGGAGTACCCGCCGTGAATTGCAGCGTTCGGTAAGCGGGGCTGGCGGCATCACAATCCACATAGATGAAATACGACACAGCGGCATCGGGAAGAGTGACCGTCAGCCCGCCTGCAACCAACACTCCTGCACTCAGGGCTACCTCTGTAGGCGTACCCAGTGTCAAGGGCACCAGAGCCACGGGTGCTCCACTACCATTCGGAGCGTTGCCGAGTTCGTTGAAGGTGCCACCCGAGATCAACCCGTTGAGCCGACCGGCACCGGACCCCGCGCAGATCTCCTGTAGTGCGCCCTCAACGTCGTCGCTGGTATAGCAATCACCTTCGTCCTTGATTCCAATGGCTTCCGCCATGTGGGCTCGACTGGAGTCGTGGATGTGTACCCGAAGTGGATCCACGTCCCGCTCAGATCGCCTCAGCGAGTTGTCCTCTACCGTGCCTTCGGGGGCAAGGCCCTTTCCGACCTGAATGGTTCCGGGATCTACATTACGAGGCATGGTTTACTGCTCCGAAGCCAGAAGGAGAAGACCGCGAGTCCGGTACACCGCAGCACAGGTATCTGTGCCCCCATCGGTAAAACGAACCACATTGTCTCCATCAAGGAGTGCATATCGACTGACTACCACCAGCAAGACCTCTCCCTTACGGAAGTACACATTGTCGGCGGACGCTTGAGCCAGAAAAGGGAACCAGACCTTGTGGGTTGCCACGCCGGAAAGCGGCTGGGCCATAGCAGTAGGACGGTATGCGGAGAGATCCGACACCTTGTAATGCCCACGGAAATCGGTATCCCAGTCACGGGTAGTGAACGTGAAATCGCTGTTCGGGTCTGCCGCGACCATCTGGTGCAGGTTCAGCAGCCCCGTCTCAGCGTCGAAGTCGCCTACGCTGATCTTGGCGAGACTCGCCAAGGCCCACTCACCCGGAAAAGCCGGATTTGGTCCCGTGGCCGAGTCCGCGTTCACCGCGATCTGATCCGAAGGATTGCTGTAGGGAAACGCAAGGTCCAGTGACCCCGAAGAAGTCGTTCCCGTCCATAACTCGCGGCTCATCACCAAGGGCTTCAGACCCAGCGATGCCGGAAGAGGCGAAGTGGCCGGAAACCCTGCCTGCACCCCTACCGTCTGGGGCGCGTTCGACCGGAAGTATACGCTAATTTGGTAGCGATCACCGGGACTGGAAAAGTCAGGAATCGGATCCTGTGCGTAAAAGTCCACCGAACAAAGACTCTGAGCCGCCGTCAGGTTCCCATTCAGGACGACCTTACGCTCCGAGGATCCCCATGTCGTCGCGTTCACATCAATCGGGCGAGGTGTGGGGGCTCCCGAGCCCTGTTCAGTGACGGTCACCGTGGTCGCACCCGTCCCAAACATCCGTCGAGGCAAGATCAACTCGTCCAGTGTCCGGCTGACCACGGACTCTGTGATCGGGGTTCCAGAACCGATACCGGTGCCGATCTCGTTGGCAACGTATTCCAAGGAGAACTCACGGTAGCCCGAACGAAACTGAGGAGCGATCAGGTCTTCCCAATCCGTAGGGCGCTTGCTGGTGTCGTTCTCAAGGGCAGCACCCTTGTATGCCGTCACCGTGGCCGCTGGAGTCAGTGTCTCATCAGGGGTTGCCGCTGCACCTTCTCCGAGGGGGTAGGTGATCTCCAATTCCACGAAGATCCGACGTGGTGAACCCACTGCCGGGGATGCCGGAACCAAATCGTAAGCCGCTGCACCCGAAACACCACCGTTTGCCTGTCGGTTGTTGGGAGCCAACGTGATCTCAACGTGAGATGTACCCACGCCTTGAACCAAATCGATCTCTACCCCCTGTCCGATAGGTGCGGCATAGTTGCCGTCGTCGTGGATGACCCGCAAAACCGCCGTGACCTTGGTTCCCGCAGGCCACTGATTCGTGACCGCCACCGGAGATCCTGTGGGGGTCCAGTCGCCCTCACCAGAGGCATCCAGGCTGTCCAAATCTATATGGATGACCTGACCCTCTTGCCAGCCAGCAGGATTCGGGGAGGCATACAAACCGGGGTTTGTGCCCACTGCGGAAGTCGAAAGCACCGGGAAAATCCGACGCTCGATTACCGACTGATCCGCGAACCGGCGACGTATGTGATCCCACGTACCGACAGTCTCACCACGGGTGGTGTCTTGGTCTCCAACCTCGTTGCACACAAGGTACACCGGGCTGACATCACCTGAGCCACCTCCGAGTTCAGTGACTCCCTGAGTATCAAGAGCCCATGTTCGAAGGGTGCCGTCCAACAGAGCAGTCATCTGCGACTCCAACTCTGCCTTGAGATCAACCCCCCCAGGACTCACATGCCGACGAAGGTCTAAAAGATCTCCCCTCACAATCGCATCATGGAAGTTCTGATCAGGACGATCACTCGTCGTGGCAGGGATCGCACCAATGCCATGGGTGTTGGCAAAGCCCGCGTGACCCTGTGAGATCGCGCCGTTGGTGTTCGCCACCGGGTCAAAACCACCTGTGGTGCTGGCATCATTCCTGCGGAACACGAAACACATGGGAATCGCGTACACGAACCCATCTACCGTGCCGAGATCTGTAGAGGCCCCCTGAGTGCCGTCACCAGAGATGAACAACCCGTTGTCCACGTACCCGTAAGACACTGCGGAGTTCACCGCGAAATTCACAGAGGTCACTGTGGTCAACGTCGTCGCCAACGTGATGTTGTCTCCTGCCGTCGCTGGAACCACCTGAGCAAACGTCCCGAATGAAGTCGCGCTTGCTGTGGCAACGCTGCCTGTAATTGCGGCAACGATACTGGTCACGATGGTGGCAGGAACTCCTGAACTCACGTCGAATTGAGCACCCACAGGAGCACCCGCCACCGCTGTGAGAGCAACACCATCCACCGTGATCACATCGCCAGGAGCAATTACACCTACTCCGGTGACTTCGATGTACGCCTCAACCGTGACACCATCAGCGGGAACAAAACGATACTGGTTGACGGTGGTTGCTTGGCTACCCTGAGCCTGCACATTGCCGTTGCTGAAGCCGTTTTCCTGCTTGAAGTTGACGGCTTCGGGCTGACCCGTGGCGCGAATACGGTACTGAACCTGAACACGCTTGGTGCTCTCCGTGCCAATGGTGGGATCACTGATGTCATCCAACAGATTCACACCAGCGGGTGCATTGACGTTGCCGTGCCGGTAAATCGTCGCCTGAGTCGGCTTGTTGGGGGTGTCAGCACCGCCTGTCAGGAAGCCCCCGAGAGGATTCAGGGTGAACTCGACACCAGCGGTGGACTCAATAAACCCGACGGCATTACCCGCCGCACCAGCGAAGGCATCCGTGGCCCGAAGGTTCACCTGTGCGGACACCGTGAGATCGATCTGTGCCGTGACTGCAACCGCGAAACCGTTTGCGGGGTCGTTGAGGGCATCGCGAATCTCAGCAGCGATAGCGGCTACTGATCCCAGCGTGTTGTTGTAGTCATTTCCTCCGGGTGTGCGAGCACCCCCAGCGGGGGTCAACGCAAGGCCGTTGATGGTGATCGTGCCCGTCGTCGGGGTCGTCAAAACAGTGAGCGTCCCGCTGGCTCGCGGTGAGTGGCTCACCTGTGCTCGGTAGACTTCCAAGAACACAAAGTCAGACCGCTTCACGTCAGGGGGCGACCCCCCGTTGATCGGTGCCGAGTCCAACTGAATCTGATTCCGACCTTGTGTGGTTGTGTTGGTGTACTCAATGGTCAGAGGAATGTTGGCAACCAGGGCAGTCCTCTTGCTCATGTAGAAGCCATTTACGACAAAGTCTGCATCTCCAGGTGCCGGGAACTGATATGCCGCCGTCAACGGGACGGGACCACGCAAAAACCCGGAGGGGGTTTCCCGTTGCTGAATCAGGCGGCGAAATTCACGGTTTACCTCCTGTGAAAGATTCAACTCCGAGTCAAGGACGGGTTTCCCACTTTGGTACACAGCCTCATCCCAGGACCGCTCACTTGGTGAGAGGTACCGGGAAACGGTAGATCCGGGAAAATACTTATCGTGGATAGCCATTCAAGTCTCCGTCAGGGGCTACGCTACCCGATAGTAGGCGTTGTTCATTTCCGCACCTTTTTCCCTTGGGGGAGTCTTTGGGTCACGGGCTTGCGCGGCAAAGCACGCGAAACCCGGATGGGAGAAGACGTACCCGTTGCCGTAGGAGACGGGACACGACCACTACCTCTGCGGGAAACAGAGGAAGATGATGCACTCTTCTTCCTGCAACCACAACCCATGTGCGGAACCTCCTAAGCACCTGAGCCTGATAGAAGGGATACCGACAGCACAAGAATCCCGTGAAGGGGGGTTCCGGTCGGGGCTCATCTCTTATTTGAGTCTTGGAGGAAGGACCATGGCTGAGAACACTCCCGCCCTGAGCCCACGGGAAGCACGCGAGCAATTACTCCCGATAAAAATAGGGGCAGAGGTGGTCGGACCCGACGGGCTGCGGGGAACCCTTGTGTGGATCGGGCACGACCGCGTGGGGATATCCCAAGACGGGTCACAGAAGCCCCTCTACGAAGACAAGGAAAAAATACACCCCATATACCCCGGCCTGGAACCAGGGGTGGGTCCGAAAAGAGGGTGGGTGCAACTCTTGTCGGATCACGTCAAAATCACCCGACGGGGCCTACCCCGAAAAGGTCACCGCGTCCGGAGAGTCTCAGATGGCATTGAAGGGACCGTTTTTTGGGTGGCGGGAACTCGCTTAGGGTTCAAGGAAGGCACGCATACTACTTGGGCGTCAAGTGACGAGGTAGTCAAGATAAAGACCACCGGGGACACCATGAAGTACACCCCGTGGGTCACGGATATCGTTCCGCTGACGTGGGATGATGTGGTGGGGCACATGCCGATACCATACTGCTGGATTCGCGGTTTTAATATGCAAGATCCCGAAAGCATCGAAGCCGTTGGAGAGGATGGCGAGTTTCTTTTTAAAGTGGATCCCAACGTTGCGGGCAAACTTATCGGAACCCTTGGAGGTCTTCGGGTCGGGGGAGTTCCCGATGCTGAGGAAGCCGGACTACACGGCTAACTTCGAAGACCGCGTGATCTATGCCGTGGACCTTGCCGTGTGGCGTGCCGTGGACGATGCCGTGTGGGAGATCAACCATGACTAACGATGCCGTGAGACGTGCCGTGAGCCGTGACGTACACGATGCCGTGAGGCGTGCCGTGTACAGTGGAGTGAACGCTGCCGTTGACGTTGCCGTGAGGCGTGCCGTTCACGGTGCCGTGAGCGGTGCCGTGAGGAGTGCCGTTGACGCTGCCGTGTGGGAGATCAACCATGATTAACGTTGCCGTGAACCGTGACGTGTCCTGGGCCGTGAGCGGTGCCTTGAGGAGTGCCGTTAACGCTGCCGTGTACCGTGCCGTGTCCGGTCCCGTGTACCGTGCCGTGCCCGATGCCGTGTCCTGGGCCGTGTACAGTGACGTGACCGCTGCCGTGCGGTTTGCCGTTGACGCTGCCGTGAGCGGTGCCTTGAGGAGTGCCGTTAACGCTGCCGTGTGGGAGATCAACCATGACTAACGATGAAGCCGTTGACGATGCCGTGTGGGGGGCCGTGTCCGATGCCGTGTGGGAGATCAACCATGACTAACGATGCCGTGGACCGTGCCGTGTTGAGTGGCGTGTACTGGGCCGTGTCCGAAGCCGTGTGGTTTGCCGTGGAAGATGCCGTGGACGATGCCGTTGACCGTGCCGTGGACGCTGCCGTGGACCTTGCCGTGAGGCGTGCCGTGAACGGTGCCGTGTGGGAGATCAACCATGATTAACGTTGCCGTGAACCGTGACGTGTCCTGGGCCGTGAACCGTGCCGTGTTGAGTGCCGTGTCCGGTCCCGTGTACCGTGCCGTGCCCGATGCCGTGTCCTGGGCCGTGTACCTTGCCGTGACCGCTGCCGTGAACCGTGCCGTGTTGAGTGCCGTGAGCGGTGCCGTGAGGAGTGCCGTGAACGCTGCCGTGTGGGAGATCAACCATGATTAACGTTGCCGTGAACCGTGACGTGTCCTGGGCCGTGTACCGTGCCGTGAGGAGTGCCGTGTCCGGTCCCGTGTACCGTGCCGTGCCCGATGCCGTGTCCTGGGCCGTGTACCTTGCCGTGACCGCTGCCGTGTACCGTGACGTGAACGGTGCCGTGATCGAGGAGGTCAGCCATGATTAACGATGCCGTGTGGCGTGACGTGACCGGTGCCGTGTGGCGTGACGTGTTCGGTGCCGTGAACCGTGACGTGAAAGTTGCCGTGATCGTTGCCGTGAACGTTGCCGTGAACCGTGCCGTGAACGATGCCGTGAGGCGTGCCGTGAGGCGTGCCGTGAGGCGTGCCGTGAACGAGGAGGTCAGCCATGAATAACGGTGCCGTGACCGGTGCCGTGTACTGGGCCGTGAGGCGTGCCGTTGACTCTGCCGTGAGCGGTGCCGTGTACCGTGACGTGGACGATGCCGTTGACCGTGCCGTGAACGATGCCGTGTACTGGGCCGTGAGGCGTGCCGTGAACGGTGCCGTGTACTGGGCCGTGAGCGCAGCCGTGAGGCGTGCCGTGAGGCGTGCCGTGAGGCGTGCCGTGATCGAGGAGGTCAGCCATGAATAACGATGCCATGAATAACGGTGCCGTGACCGGTGCCGTGTGGCGTGACGTGTACGGTGCCGTGGACGAAGCCGTGTACGGTGCCGTGATCTATGCCGTGGACCTTGCCGTGAGGCGTGCCGTGAACGCTGCCGTGAGCCGTGCCGTGTACCGTGCCGTGGACGAAGCCGTGTGGGAGATCAACCATGACTAACGTTGCCGTGAGGCGTGCCGTGTACCGTGACGTGTCCTGGGCCGTGGACCGTGCCGTGAACGATGCCGTGAGGCGTGCCGTGACCGGTGCCGTGTGGTGGGCCGTGAGCGCAGCCGTGAGGCGTGCCGTGAGGCGTGCCGTGAACGATGCCGTGAGTTAGTCAGTTTGCCGCTCGGATGTATCCCTCGATTACCGTGGGGGTCTCAACCTGCTGACCCCCTTCCAGAATAAACTCAGATCCGTTCAACAGAGTGCCTCCAGCCAGCAGTGATCTCGTCTGCAAAGCCGTGAGCCCACCCCACGGACCCAACCGCGAAGCAGTTACCCCCGCGTAGTCCTCCAGTTTGTATGCTACCGCTCCGTTGCCATTTGGCGTGGGCACCCCATTCGGGTTGGGGTCAACCGTGGGGTCAGCACTCATTGGAGGTGTGTTGTCCCCAAGACGGTTGGGAGTGTCCAGGTCTTCCGTTCGGGGGTTCACATCCTCCAACCGCAAAGCAAAGTCCTGATTCAGACCCATCCCGCCTTCAGGTGGGAGCCCTGACGGACCACGTTGGTTGGGGTACAAGATCGCGGTGCCTGGGCCGATATTTCCGCCGAGAATAAACCCACCGCTCGCGGTCAAGATCGTGGCAGGGTTGAAGTGGGTCGTGGATCCCTTGATCGAAGGTGACCCCGTCCACGGACCCCCCGGACCCTCTGGAACAGAGTGGACGTCCGTGGTGAAATGTCCAGCGATAGCGATCTCAGCAAGGCCATGACCGGGACCGGGACCGTCACAGAGCGATGTGATGTGTACGTTGTCGCCGTCTTCCTTCGTGCAGAACTGCAAGTCGGCGTAGATCGAGTCCTCGTCGTCGGTGAACGTGACCACCCGAAGGGGGTCATTGAGCACCAGTGACTCAGCGTCATCCAGCACGTCAGACGGGTCGTTGATCTTACTGCCTGCTTCCACCGTGCGTTCAGCAGGCTGATCCAAGTCAGACGGGATCGGCGGGGTGCCTTCGTTGAGGACAGTGACCGTCTCCTCAAGAGGCTGGCTGCACAGGTATTGCTGGGTGATGGGCTTACCGACTGCAAACGTCACCGTGACCGGGTGCTGATCCGAAGGCAGCGGAGCAGAAGAATCAAACTGGAGATTCTGAGTGGTCTTGTCGAACGAGTACAGCGCGGACGAGATCACAGACCCGTCAACCTGCACCACGAACACACGGTCAGCGAAGATGGCCGAGTCAGGCACATACACCAGATACGGCGTTCGGGACACGATGGTCGCGGTCTCGGGTGTCGTGTCGAGGTTGTACTCCCCGCTCGTCAGCGTGAACGCCCTGTTCAGAACCATGTTCTGCGGTGCGATGCCAAAGCCGTTCGGTGTTGCCCTGATGCGATACCGCACCGAGTCCCAGCGGGTCTGAGAGATCGCCCGTGAATCCAACGCCCCGAAAGCCACCGTGCCTCGGAACACAGCACCATACACAGGCAGGTCACCGTACTCGACGTTGATCCAAGCCGCTGCCGGGTCCGTGGTCTCCGAAGGAAGTGCCGCGCCGGGAGCACCGGGAGGCAGAGGCATATCAGGGAGATAGACCGAGAGCCCCCAGTTGAGATCAAGGTACATGCGAACACGGCAGAACGCCTGCCAGTCCATAGGCTCAGGAATCGCGAGCAGGCTGCTGTTCAAGACGTTGGGTGTGCCGTCTGTTCGTGGAATTCGGTACGAGTCGATGTCATCCGGGCTGGGGTCACCACCTGTGGGAGTCCGCCGCAGGTACACGCCGAAGGTGCGTCCGAGTGTGTCCCCCGCTTGGGCTACGCTTCGCAGGGGCACAGCACTGACATCATCCAGCGTGATCTCACAGGCACCGTCACCGATGAGCCCGACTACGCCCCTCAAGTATGCGGGGCTGGATCCCGTGCTGAAGCCAGCGAACACCGTCGAGCCGATCACCACATCGTCAATGACCAGCACAACGATGTCCGCGATAGGATCACAGAGCAGACGGTAGGTGTGCTCCGCTGAGTCGTCCCAAGCGTAGGCGAAACTCTGGATCACCGTCAGGCTGCGGTTCCTGAGTTCCACGATTCCAGTGCCGAGAGTCAGGTAGACGGTGCGCTCCAGCACACCTGACACCTGACACAAGCCGCCGAAGTAGAACCCAATGCCGTTTGACCCGACAGTGAACGATTGCACTGAGAACCGGGCTTCCAAGATTAAGCCCTCGTCCTGTACCACCCCGTCGCTGAACGCTGTCCTTGTCCACGAAGCCGTGTCCGTGCCCGCCTTTGAGAACTGAAGCGTCTGACCTCGGACGAACGGAGCCGTGCCCGCGCCTGTCCATCCCGCATCCGTGGGGGTCTGCAATCCGCTCAACGAGACATTCGGACGGATCGGTACGAGGCTCCGTGTCCCGTCCAGTGGACGTTCCACATAGAGGAGCGTCGTCAGCAACGCCTCCCGTGCCGTGTCCCGCACTCGCACGGAAGCGTTCCCGGCACCCAAGATCCCCGACTCCACCAAGAACGTCGCCTCGGTGTCTGCGTTGACTTTGGGAGTCAGGTACGGCTCAACCCGCTCATAGGTGAACTCGACCGGGATAGAATCTGACCCCGACGTGCTCTTGAGCAGGAGTTGATCCCCCGTGCTGTCTACGAGGGCTTCACCGAAGTTTCCGACGCGATACCACGGGTCATTGGGGTCATCCTCTGGGAGCGTGTTCATCTCCGTCAGGGCTGTGATTCCCTGCACCGTCTGAACCATCAACGCAGGCTCAGAGATGTACTGCGTCAGATCCCAGATGGAGTTTGAGATAGCCCTGCGGGACAGGCTCCCCCAGAACGCCACGCCCTTCTCTGTTGCCGGGAGCAGCAACGCCGTCTGCGCCGGATACGGAGCCACCTCATCGAGACTCGCGACCAAACCAGAGATCGCGCCGCCCAGATACACCGTGGCAGAGCCTTGTGGGAACTCCGAGTAGACCCGGAACGAGATCAAGCCCTGATCCCACGGAGTCTCAAAGAGAACCGTGAACGAACCAGCCTCAAACAACCCGATGTCTGTCGGCAGCGCACTCGTCAGGGTGATCTCGACGTAGACCCCATCCTCATCCAGATTGAGTCCACAGTCCGCGATGGTGTACACCCCGGCTTGCGACCCGCTTGCGATGCGGAACCGATCCCCCGACTGAATCCCGGACGGCAGATCCGTGTAGGCAACCTGAATCGTCGTCTGAGTCAGAGCCGTGGCATCCACAGCAGGACCGATCTGCCAGCCCTCCTCCAAATGCGTCTTCGCCCCATCGAGCAGCACACCGACATGCTGAACCCCGTCTACGATCAAGGCACCGACGACGACGAGATGCGCCCCGTCATGGAGTCCGAAGCCGACCCCGGTGAACACCCCGTCTGCCGTGTAGGACACCACCTTGAAGCGAGCGATGTCCGTGACCTGAGTGTTCAGCGAGAGATCAAGATCCCGTGTGTAGATCGCCGCCGTGCCGATGCCGTATGGACCCGAAGATGGATCAACCACACGGTACGTCCCGTCACCGACCAGACCCCCAGTGTCCACTCCGCCAAGAACCCACGGAGTCGGTGCCGCTGTGGGGTCAACCGTCCCGTCAAAAACACCCGATGCTTGTAATGCCTCAGCACTCAGCCCCCCAACACTGATCGCGTGGGGGTTCTGGTTGAGCAACAGCGTCGTGGGTTGATTGAGGAGGGCAGAGTACCCACCCTTCTGGAAGCCGATGTACTTGTGTCCGATCTGCTTGGGTGACTCGCGCTTGTAGGGGCCGAGAGCCACACCCATCGGGAAGCGGTTGGTCTTGACTGCCCCGGTTGATCCCACAGGGGTCGGAGAAGGCACGCCCGCTGTGTGACCCGTGCTGCGATCCCATGTATTGAGGGTCAAGCCTCTGGTGTTCAACCCCACCATCGACATCGCAGGGTTCATAAACCAGATGTAGTCGATCTCAACCGTGAACGTCCCAGCCGCCGCGAGGGGGATCGGGATCGTCGGGTAGATCTCACCAACGTAGGGGTTCAACCCAGCGATGTCGATGACCCCGCCGTCCAGACGTACCTCAACGTCCTCCTTCGTCGCCGGGGTGTTGTCTCCCCAGCCCCGAACAAGAGGTCCATACCGGGTGATGATCCGGTCTTTAGCGAGGACGGCAGATCCCGTGAAGGACGTGCCGAGTCCGTGGATGAAGTTCCATGCACCCGTAAACAGCGTGGTGCTGGAGGTGTTCTTGACCCCCTGCAACTTGAACAGGGTCACAGCATGAGCGGCCCCCAAGACAAACGCTGCACCCGGAGCATACGTCGCTGCCCCTGTTGCACTGGCAATCGCGAAGGAGTTGAGGGGGATCCCATCAAACAGGACGGAGTAAAAGTCACCCTTTTGATTCCGCAGGACAGTGATCGTGTGCTGACCGAGCGTGTCCCATGAAGCCAGTACCGTCGAGGAGTATGCCCCCGAATAGATCGTGATGATCTTGCTCCCGGCAACGTCAGCGATCACCAGATCAATCTGGATCGCTCCGTCAGACACCGAGAACGTGGACAAGGTGCTGTTCAGCACAGCCGGGACGATGCTGGTTCCGGTCAGGTCATACTTGAGATCCACCCGGTAGGTCGTGCCGGGGATCATCCGGCCAGAGGTGTCTCCGAAAGACCAGCCGTACTGAACCCCTGCTGCTTTGGTGAGCAGCAAGCCCTGAGCACTGGCGACACTGGCCCCGGTGCCGATCTCCGTTCCCGTCAGGTTGGGATCATCATCCGGCAGCAGAGAACCGTCGTAGTCAAACGCGAGAGAGGGTCCGAGCGTCAGGCCATAGACCGCACTCGTCATCGGATGCACGTCGAGCAGCACCCGTGAGAGCACCGTGGCGTCTTGCTTGGCAGAGCCAATGGTCGGGGTCACCGGGTAGGTCGTGCTGATCCCATAGGAAGCGGTGCTGTCCACGCCGGGAGAGAACTCGACTTCCGTGAGCATGTCCTGTGAACTGCCAAGGCTGTTCACGAAGTCGAGTTGAACGGTTCTCCCGTCGTCAGGAACCGGGAGGCTGACTGTCGCGGTAGCCGTGTCCCCGAAGGCATAGAAGACGGCTGTGTCCGTGGGAGGGGGTCCGACCGGGTTCCCGGCGATGTCCACCACTCCGGTTACCGTGACCGTGTACTGCCCACCGAGCGTTGATCCCGTGTGGGTGACGATGACCGAAGAGTAGCCGAGTCCAGATACGTTGCCCTTCGCTACGGAGACACTGGTGATCCCAACGCCATACGTCGCCGCGAAGGAATACGACGCAGGATCAACGAGAGCCGCGTCATCGCGCATGGCTTCGTTGAAAAAGACCTCGACCCTGTAGGCATCAAGAGCCTGAGCACCACTGACTCTGGGAGGGGTGATGTCCACCGACCCATAAGAAGCCAGCCCATACGGGGCACCACCGTAGCCCCCATCTACAGGGACGGGGAGCCGGGGGTGGACACCAGACCCGTAGGGCGAGTACCCATAAGAGGCCCCACCATAGCCAAGCCCGCCAAAGGTCAGTCCGGGGAGATAGACAGGCACTCAAGCCCTCCTACGGAATCGGGACACCAAGCAACCCTTGAACAGCCGTAGCAATCCGGTCGATGGCGTTGGTGAGTGTGTTATCGCCGCCCGCTGCCCATGTGGCGTTTCCTGCGGGGGTGTTTCCTGAGTAGTTATTGCTTTCCTGGATAAGCAAGAGAATCTGGTTGAGGTTGTAATTCTGCTCGTCGGCCCAACCCGCAGGATCAATGTCCACCGGGATTCGGAGGGTGCCGTACCGCTCGCCTGCGGCGACCAGTTTGAGGTCGCCAAAAGCGGTCAATGCACGAAGCCGGACGTACTGTTCCGTGGTTCCCGTCCCGTCAGTAAACGCGAGCCGGATCAGATATGAGCCGTCCTTGTCCGCCGTGAACGTGCCTGGATTTTGAATGATGGCGCTTTCTGTGCCTGTGCTGGAGAAAACCGCAGTTGAACCCTCGGGCTTGAACGCGATGCTCCACTGATAGGCTGTGCCTGCATTGACCGACGACAGGGTGACCACATCACCCACGACCAGATCATCCCGACTGGCGTCGGTGATCGGGGTGATCCCATTTCGGAGATTCTGGATGCTTGCGGTCGCCATGTGCTTATGCTCCCACAATCAGGTCATAGTTGAAGATCACCGTGGTGTCGGTGTTGTTTGAGGCCACGTCGTCAAGCACAACTTCAACGAAGGTTCCCGCTGGGAGCGCGATGAGTTCGGGGCGCTCTAAGGAGAAGTTGGATGACATCAGGTATGGCCTCAACGTGTACCAAGACTCACCGGGCTTGCATACAAGCACTTTGACCTTAGCCGCCGCTTGTCCCGTGCCCGCCAGCATTGAGGCGTGGAACTCCCGGATGACCATGGTGGTGTTTGCCGGGACTCGGTACACAGCCTGCTGGGTTCGCCCGTCCGCTGCCGGGATGTAGGCTTGAACTTCCGTGGGGTCATTCGGCACACCCCCGCCAACTCCGGGTACGACGAAGTTGTTCGCGTTGGTGACCCACACATCCCCGGCGAGCGTCTGGTCGTTGCCACTGACATAGGCTGTGTTGCAGTCGAGGGCGCTCACCCCTGTGTCTACCGGGGTCTGACCCGTCAGGGTCACGGTGGCCGTGACGAGGGTGTTGCTCGCGTCGTTGATGATCAGAGTGATGTCAGCGGTGTCAGCGTTGTCTGTACTGGCAACCCAGAGATTCGCGGCTACCGTGGCGAAGGTCTTGCGGCGAAAAGCAGAGCCGCTATCTCCCGCACGCCAAACCGTGACGGGGGTAGGATCCGCGTTGTCGATGTCCCCAACGGCACCGAACTTGGTGCCGTTGGTGTGGTTGGGGATGTTGCCGAGCGCGACCTCAAGGGTGAAGTCGCCTGTGATCAACGCCCCCGAAGAATCCGTCCGAAGAGGGCTGCTGTTGGTCCGCAGATCCGCTTGGATGAAGAACGAACCCTGTGGGGCGGACCCATTGGTGTACTGGATACGAAACCCATCGAGCCGCGTCGGAAAGGTCAGGGCGAGGTAGCCCCGGTCAAGGTCGTTCTGTGTGAAGGTGTAGTTGTCCGTGGCGCGTACCGTTGCGGCACCCTGCACGTCGTCGGTGTACTGGACTGAGATTCCGCTGACCGCCGACAACTGGTCAGAGGTCAAGAACAACTCGATGGTGACCCACCCGTCAGCGTCAACCCACCCGGAGTTGTACGTGTCACCCGCCACCAGCGGGGTCGAGTCGGAGAATGCGGTGCCGTCCGCTTTTCCGTTCACATAGTCACCGTCCGGCTGCTGGCCCGAGGGCACAGCCCGCACGTTGGTCACGTCTACATTGTCAAAACCGTCATCCAGCCGGGATACGGGGTTGACCTGCGACGAGTGGAGCATCGTCTGGAGGCTGAACGTGATCTGCGCTTGTGCGCCGTTTGTGTAGACCACCCGGAAATACTTGGCGAGGACGCCCAACGTCCGAGGCGAGGCCGAAACCACGTCCCCCACCGCGACCGTGATTGCCTTGAGGACCGTGACCCCGTCGTGGCTGAACTGCATCACCAGTGTGCCGGGAGCGGTGCTGGCCGCAGTGCCATTGAGAATGACACTGATCCCGTTCCAGACTTCGATGTCGTTCCAGGAACCCGGAAAAACACCAGCCGCTCCAAGAGCAGCGGTGGTGCTATTGCCTGTGTCTACGGTGCTGCGAACTGTGGGGGAGTAAGCCATGTCAACCTCAGAAGATGAACCAGTTTGAGCCGTCCGAGATCACGTTGAACTGCTCCCACTGTGCTGTGAGGGGAAGCCCAACCCCTGAGTAGTCAGTGCCGTCGATCAGAACCCCAGCACCGCTGGTCTTGACCTGCACGTCAACGGGAACCACAGCCAACTTGAATGCAACGCGGTGGTTGAGCACTGGTGCAGGGAGTGTGATGACCGTTGTGGTGGCAGTGATAACGATGAACTCACCATCCGTGGCAGTGTGGGTGACCCCAGCAACGCTCACCAGCGACCAAGCACCACCAGCCGATGCGATGGCGGTTTCGAGCCGCTGGAAGTTGTAGTTCTGTTCGTTGGCCCAGCCCTCAGAGTCCACATCGACTGGGATCACGCCCGTGGAGTCGCGCCGTTCCCCAGCAGCCACCAACTTCAGCCCCAGCGTAGAAGTCAGTGCCCTCAGTCGGACATACTGGGTGTCCTCGGTCGGAAGTCCCGCATCCACAGTGAGCCGGACGAGGTAGGGTCCAGCCAGATCAGCAGTGAATGTGACCGGCCCTGCTGTGCTTGCGGAAGCGGGGGGAGTCAGCACAGCAGTGCTGCCCTCTGGAACGAAAACCAGTGTCCATGCCCATGTTGTCCCGATTGCAGGGGGCACCGCTTCAAGCGTGATCACATCCCCAACCACGAGATCATCCCGACTGGCATTGTCAATCGTCGGCTTCGCAGGGATGCTGCTTCGGATCTGTGCTGCCATGCGGGGGGCTCCTCCGGTGACCTTACCCCAGCCGTAGGTATAGACGAGTCACCGGAAAACGAACGCGGGGGGCTTTCCTGTGTGAAGGGGGGTGTAGATCGAGGCTCACCTCCTATAGAGACAGAAAAGGAAATTGAACATGGGGACACAGACACAACAATCGCGGCACGCCGTGGGTGTTGCCGTGATCTATGCCGTGAACCGTGACGTGTCCTGGGCCGTGGACGATGCCGTGGACGCTGCCGTTGACCGTGCCGTGTTCGGTGCCGTGATCGATGCCGTGTACTGGGCCGTGAACGATGCCGTGTACCGTGACGTGGACGAAGCCGTGCGGGAGGTCAACCATGACTAAAGATGCCGTGATCGATGCCGTGTACTGGGCCGTGAGCGATGCCGTGAACGATGCCGTGCGGGAGGATCAACCATGACTAAAGATGCCGTGAGCGAAGCCGTGTGGTTTGCCGTGTCCGATGCCGTGTTCGAAGCCGTGTCCTGGGCCGTGTGGGGGGCCGTGTCCGGTGCCATGTACGGTGCCGTGAGCGATGCCGTGAACGATGCCGTGCGGGAGGATCAACCATGACTAAAGATGCCGTGAACGAAGCCGTGTCCTGGGCCGTGTACCTTGCCGTGAACCGTGCCGTGTCCTGGGCCGTGTACCTTGCCGGGAACGATGCCGTGTCCTGGGCCGTGTACCTTGCCGTGAACCGTGCCGTGAACGATGCCGTGAGGCTTGACGTGTACGATGCCGTGGACGATGCCGTGGACGATGCCGTGTGGCGTGGCGTACACGTTGCCGTGAGGGAGATCAACCATGACTAACGCCGTGTACGGTGCCGTGTGGTGGGCCGTTGACGCTGCCGTTGACGGTGCCGTGGACCGTGCCGTGTACTGGGCCGTTGACGATGCCGTGTACCTTGCCGTGTACCGTGCCGTTGACGATGCCGTTGACGATGCCGTTGACGATGCCGTGGACGCTGCCGTGGACGATGCCGTGGACGATGCCGTGTGGCGTGGCGTACACGTTGCCGTGAGGGAGATCAACCATGACTAACGCCGTGTACCTTGCCGTGTACCGTGCCGTTGACGATGCCGTTGACGATGCCGTGGACGCTGCCGTGGACGATGCCGTGTGGCGTGGCGTACACGTTGCCGTTGACGCTGCCGTTGACGGTGCCGTGTACTGGACCGTGAACCGTGCCGTGAACCGTGCCGTGTGGGAGGTCAGCCATGAATAACGCCGTGTACGGTGCCGTGAACCGTGCCGTGTACGCTGCCGTGTACCTTGCCGTGTACCGTGCCGTTGACGATGCCGTTGACGATGCCGTGGACGCTGCCGTGGACGATGCCGTGGACGATGCCGTGTGGCGTGGCGTACACGTTGCCGTGAGGGAGATCAACCATGACTAACGCCGTGAACCGTGCCGCGAGGCGTGCCGTGGACGATGCCGTGTACCTTGCCGTGTCCTGGGCCGTGTACCTTGCCGTGAGGCGTGCCGGGTCGTGGTCCGCGTACCTTGCCGTGTACCGTGCCGTGGACGAAGCCGTGGACGATGCCGTGTGGCGTGGCGTACACGTTGCCGTGAGGGAGATCAACCATGACTAACGCCGTGTCCTGGGCCGTGTACCGTGCCGTGTGGCGTGACGTGAAAGTTGCCGTGATCGTTGCCGTGAACGGTGCCGTGTACCGTGACGTACACGTTGCCGCGAGGCGTGCCGTGACCGGTGCCGTGTACCGTGCCGTGGACGGTGCCGTGTCCTGGGCCGTGGACGATGCCGTGTGGGAGGTCAACCATGACTAACGCCGTGAACCGTGCCGTGAACCGTGCCGTGTGGCGTGACGTGAAAGTTGCCGTGATCGTTGCCGTGAGGCGTGCCGTGTACCGTGACGTACACGTTGCCGCGAGGCGTGCCGTGACCGGTGACGTGAACCGTGCCGTGAACCGTGCCGTGAACCGTGCCGTGTACTGGGCCGTGGACGATGCCGTGTGGGAGATCAACCATGACTAACGTTGCCGTGGAGGATGCCGTGATCGAAGCCGTGTACTGTGCCGTGAGCGGTGGCGTGAGCCGTGACGTACACGTTGCCGTGAGCCGTGGCGTGAGGAGTGCCGTGTGGCGTGACGTGAACCGTGCCGTGAACCGTGCCGTGTACTGGGCCGTGGACGCTGCCGTGTGGGAGATCAACCATGACTAACGTTGCCGTGAGCCGTGCCGTGAACCGTGCCGTGTGGGGGGCCGTGTACTGGGCCGTGTACCGTGCCGTGGACGGTGCCGTGGAAGATGCCGTGGACGATGCCGTTGACCGTGCCGTGTCCTGGGCCGTGTACGATGCCGTGTACGGTGCCGTGTACCGTGACGTGGAACGTTTTTGACTGGGGGGGGTACCGATCCGGGCTCCTTTCTTACCTATAGGGTGAAGCCAACAACGCCCCCCAAACGACAGGGGGCAAAGGAAATCAACATGGGTGTGTCTGTTTGGGTAATCCATGAGTACGGATACGAGGTCTTCCTTTGGGAGACCGATTTTTCCCCTGCCCAGTTGGAGGCATGGTGGAAGGACGAGGGTCCAGGATTCCCCCTGGAGGACATGCGGGAGGTTGAGGAAGACCCCCGCCCGTCCGAGTTGAAGAAGGAGGAACTCTTGAAGGAGTTCCCGTCCAAATCGGACGAGGAGCGGTTCGCCATGTGGGCCGAGTGGTACAAACGCGCCCCGTTTTTGTACCGTTTCTGCGATACCGGAGAACCGGTCCGCCGTGCCGCCGAATTTTGGACGGCACACCAGCACCTTGAGGAAGACTCTTACCTCAAAGATCCACAGGGGAATTTTATATGATAGCCACCGTTCTACTGGAAGAAGAATACGGCTGGAAAACATGGTACTGGGAGACGGAGTTTTCCCCTGCCCAGTTGGAGGCATGGTGGAAGGCACTCCCCTCAGTAAACCTCTCTCCCGAGAACCTTCCGGGCACGGTCAGACAAATCAAAGAGGATTTGTCTGACCTGGAAGATGCCGCCACCTTGATCCTCTGCGATGAGGCTCTCTCCTATGAGGAGCGGGAGAGAAAGGCTCTGGAGATCTTCAAGAGGGAGCCAAGAAGAGTCTTCCGTTTTGAGGACGGAACGCCTATACCGGAGCGTCAGCCCGGATGGTGGACGGGTCACATCCACATGGAAGAAGACTCTTGGATCAAGGATCCTGAAGGGCGTGAGGTTCTTCACGCGGGATACACCGAGGAATAACGTGAGGGGGTACGCTAAAAACACCCCCCCACCCTCAAAGGGACTCATATGACCCCACCAGAAAAGGTTGCTGAGAATCTAATCCGAAAGTACGGAGAGGATGCCTTCCATAATCTCTTGGAAAGATTCAAAACAAACGACAACAACCAGGAAATCGCGACTGCTTTTACCGTCAGCCGCGAGCGTGTCCGACAATGGAAGAATGTATTGGGTAGAACAATCGTTCTCTATGAGGTGACCCCGTCGATCTCGCACCTCTTAGGCGAAAGCCATGAGTGAGGAAGGGGTCAGCCCGCGCTACCTGACACTGGCGGGGATCCTGGATGACCCTGTGAATCTCGCGATTCTACGCCGAGAGATCCTAAGAAGAGGTCTCTTGGAACCACGCTGGAGGGAAAAGATACTTCCCCCACCCGTTATGAAGGGGGATCGACTGGTATACCCCACCATGAGAGGATTTCAATACAATACCGCGACCGAAGAATATCACGTAGAGGTGTGTCAGCCAGAGATAGGCTCGGACTGGTTCGTCTTTATGGATTCGGGGGAAGAAATCGGACCCCTTGACTCCCTTTCGAATGCCAAAAAGGTTGCAGAGGGTCTGCTACAACAAAGGGGCTACCATATTCTCAGATCTCCCCCGTGGACGGAAACAGAAGTGTCTGAATACCCATTAATGAAGGGTCATATCACATGAAGGTGTTTTACCTCTGGAGAAACGAGGACGAGTCCGGCATCAGTGGCACCGGGCGGGTCGCTCAAGGCTTCGTGGCCGACAACGGACGGGTTGCTCTATTCTGGTTGTCTGAGCATCCCTCCATCACGATCTACGACAACATCGGAGAGATCAACGCAATCCACGGACACGCGGGCAAAACCGAGGTCCGAATGGAGCCTGACTACAAGCGAGCCTTCAACGAAATCACCGAAGCAATCCGTGGTGTGACCCTGCTGGATGCAGCGATAGGAAGACTCCCCGTGGAAGGCGCGGCGAACAAGATGCTCAAGGAACCCGAGTAATCCTCGCAGTCACACGGGTCACAACCACATACGGGACACGGCTCAAACATCACTCCCCTCGCTTTTGTCGGTGAATGGACACTACCCGACCCACATAGGGCTCCGCTCTCGCAAAGCGGAGCCCTGTTTTTGCGTCCAAAACCGCGTACACATGTTTACACGCCCAGTGCTTACCTCCGGGATCACGGACTGCGGGTTTGGACGCGGACCCCACGGGTTTACCGTACAGGTACCTGTTCTTCTTTGCCCAATGCTCAGGCCCCTGCCAACGAAAAGCAGGGCATGAACAAGACACTTTGAGGGGCATCTTCGCCAATGCTTTGACGTTGCCCTTTCGCTCCCCCTTGAGCCGCACGCGGTAAACGTCCCCATCCTTTCCTCGCACGTCGTACAAGAGGAGTCCCTGATCGGGGTTGACCCGAACCCTGTTGAACTGAAGACCACGAGCACGCTCGCGGATCTTAGGTCCGCAATTCCCCATGATCTCGGAGAGCAAAGCCGCTCGACGGGTACTGAACGGCAGCACCGCTAAGTACACCCGCCCCGGTCCGGTCACATGACCGCTGACCAGCACTTTTCGTACTTTGCCCGTGTAGGTGAGGTACGACATCAACCACTGCCGATCCCCCCAATCAGAGATCACATGAGCAGATCCGTATTCAATCCCCTCGGGATCGTGCGCCTGCTCGTAGATCTTCTTCAGTGCCAAGTGCTTACTGATCCGGTTTTCCCGCGTTTTACGCGCCGACCCCTTCACGTAGGTCATGTTGTCCCTCAAGGTTTCCTTCATCTGCTCTGGGATCACCCTTGAGGTCGCCGGGGGCACTCCGTCGAGTTGTCTGTTGGGCACGCGATTACCGGGGGGCTCACCCTGATTCTGATCCGGTATGGTTTCATACGTGGTCGGACCCACCGCACGGTAGTTCACATCAGAACCGGGCTGCTTGATCTCGTTGTTTGCCGGGTTGTGCTGGTCGTACAGCATCACGTCACCGGCAGTTCGGACACCGGACCACTCGGGATGCTCACCCATCACCTCAACGATCTCAACCTGATTCGGGGAGAACACAAACACGTTCTGCTCCCCATCGCCTGTGACATAGGCAGCGTCGTAGCCGTGCTTCTTGAGCCAACGCTTGAACGCCGCATCCTCGATGATGTCGTAGTCCATGCGGAGAATCTGCGCCCAAAGGCTCGGGTAGCCGTCAAGCAGGTCGTCCTCGTCTACACCGGGGAACACCTTTCCATCAGCGAGGTCGTCGTACAGGGTCTTGCCCTCTGGAGTCAGGTCTTCATACTCCGGGGGCCAGTATCGGGAATCCTGATACAAGTCCCCGCCGTCAAAGACCTTCCGCCACGTCAACCGGGCGGCGTAGATCGTCCCCTCTGGACCCGTGGCGTACATCTTGGCGAAGGACTTGGAGGGGCTGAAGAAAAGAGGCACCTCGGACGGCCCCTTGCCGAAGGTGTGGCCTTCGTAGGTCTTGAAGCCTTCAAACCGCTTCGGGGAGCCATGATACCAGAGGCGGCTCGCTGTCCGAACAGGAAGACCCTGTTCCTCGATGTAGGTGTAGACCCCCTTCATAATCTTCTTCAGATTCTTCTGGTTCATGCGGGGAGACACACGCTGCCAAGATCGGCTCTCCTTCAACGCTTGCCTGAACGGAACCCCAGAGCGGACAGCGGTTTCCACTTCGTCTGCCACCTGTTGCATGAAAGCACGCACCTCAACCGGGATGTCGTAGTAATCGGGACGGTGGCTGGTGTGAGTGGGTCGATCTGGGTTGGCTTCGCGTTCAGCAAGTGCGCGGTCAATGACCATCTCGGTGGCGTGTGTGACCTCGTGGAGAAGAACGCTGTACACATCGTCTACGGTCTTGGAATCCTCCAACTCCGCTCCACTGAGACGAGCGTTGAACCGAATCTCAATCCACTGGTTCCTCTCATCCCAGATTGCGTATGATGCGCTGGGGACACGGCTTCGTCGGGTGTCAACGTGGATTCGTCGGGGGTCTCTTTTCCTCAGTTTCGCGGTCACTCCCCACACAGGAATGGTCAGAGGCTTGCCTACAAAACCGGACCCGTAGACCAAGGGGTTCTCAATGAGAACGCTCGGGCCTTGCGCCGTCACACCGTTACGGCTGTTGTATGCGTGAAGCGGCCTGTAGTCCCACCCGCTACCATTCCCGGCTTTACGAGCCTTGGCGACCATCGCGTCCACAAGCCCCTGAGCGATCTTGCGGAGTTGTGCCTTGTCCACAGGAATCGGACGAGCCGCGTACCGCTGCGCCACAGCCGTCTTGTCCGGGCGCTCATATTCCCGTGGAGCCTTCCTCTCGTACCGCTCTGGGTTCTCCCGGTACTCCTCTCTCCGCTGCGTCATCTTCCGCTTCCTCTTGTACTTGGTGTGGTAACGCCGCAGGGCATCTCGGTTGTCCCGAGCCTTGTTCCGCTGATGTCGCCGCTTCCGCTTCAACCTCTCCTGCGGAGTCTGCTTCCGCTGCGGCTGGCGGTTCTGCCCTCCGGGGGTCTGAGGGGAACGGATGTCACCCTTCACATACGCCCACCGATGGTTACCGCTTGACATCGACCTCTCCGTAGTAGAGGTGAGAGTCGTACTCGTCCGAAATCTCCGGGTTGTCAGCATCCGTCTGAGAGCGGGCGTGACCCTCCTCAATGAACCCCTGAACTAAGTGGGTGACCACGGAATCCAGTTGATCCGCACCCATGGACGACAACTCGTACTCGTCGGTAAGGCCAAAGCAATCCGACTTGAACTCGTCGGAGTCGGGATCACGGTCATACCGAAAAGCGCATTGCCGAACCTGCCGCTTGTTCAGATCAGCATACGCGCTGGGACCAATCTCAACGTCCACCAGATCATAGAACGCATCAATATCCTGCTCAGTCAAGAACACGGCCATGCGGAGGAACAACTCCACAGGCAGTGAATCCAACTGGCTCACATTTGTCTCGTCCAACTCAATGGTGACCATGCCACTCATCGGGGAGATTGAGTGGATATACCCAAGCATCTGTTCGGGACCGATGAGGAAGGCGATATCAGGGACCGTCAAGACGCTCGCCCGTTTGCGAGTACGGTTCTGTGTACGACGACGACGCTCGCTCTGCCGGAAAGCGGGCTTGTTCTTGTTCCGTTGACGCCACCGACGTGACTGTGTTTTCCGCTTCTGCTTGTTTCGGCGGTTGTACTGCTTCCGCTTGATCCTATCGGACCCCCGTGATCTCCGCTGACGTTGACCTGTTTGCCACCTCCGCTTGTAGGCGACCTTCTCGACACCCTCCTCAGAATCCTCTGAAGACGCCACGTTGCCGCGTGGCAACGCGGCGTCCGAGGTTCCATAGTCAGGTGCAGCACTCAGGCTCCCTTGAGACACGAAAAACCACTCCGGATAGCCCTCGTCGCCCACCTCAAAATGATCCGTGTAGGACTTCACATCAGGATATCGGCCACCCGGCCACCGGGAACTCGCGATGCGAGTACGCTTGGAGGACGCTGCGCGTGTACGCTCCCAACGCTCCACCACCTTCGCAGACGAAAGCCCTCGGTCGATCCACAGAACATGGGGGATGTCAAACGCCAGCGTGAGTCGTGAATACCCCCCGTCCGACAGATGGATCACCGCTCGACCCTCTTCCAACAACGTAAGGGCATCCCCATCATACCGGGAATCTAAGGGACGGCGTTTGTCCGTCAGGTACTCGTCTACATCACCGATCAACCCAGCAAGACGACGAACCTCCTTCGGGTTCTCCATCGACTCCAAAAGAGCATCATAGTCCTCTGCCTCGTAGAGCCGATGCCGAGCCATGAGGTACGCCTTGAGATCTGAGACGGGACCGCTGCTGCTCTCGATGACGCGGCGGGTCACCGTGTTGTATGTGTTGTTCGACGGATGACCGTACTGCTCGCCGGGAATACCCAATGTTCGGGGCTTGAGATCGGACCCCGAATCAGGGGTGTTGTACGAAAACTGCGGGATCGCACGACCCGACCCACCAGGGGTCGCTGACCCTGGCAAGGGAAGATTTACCTGCTTCTCTCTGTCTGTATCTGTGGGCAAGCCCTTTTGAGACTTGTCCGTCACCAGAGTCTTGACACCCGGAACGGGAGCCATCTTCAAGGCATACCGGGAAGCCACCTTTGATGCTTCGGGGCAGAGGTCAGGGGGCGTGGGGGTGTAGTCCCGTGTACTGGTGGGATGCACAGTCCTCAGATGCAATTCAAGCCCCGGCTTGTTCCCCTTCCTTTTCTCTTCTGACCATCTCACGGGATCATAGAGCCTCAACGGACGAAGGTACGCCCGAATCCCCTTATACTCATACCGGAACTCGTTTGGTTGTTGAAGTCCTCTCAACAACGGCCCATACCCGTCCCGACGCTCCTCTGTAAACGCAGCATGAAAATCCTTCAGCAGAGCGTAGATCTGAGACATGCTCACACCCTTTTGATCCATCCGGTACTGAGCATGGGGGTCGATCTCAAGCCGCTTGATCGACGTTCCTCTCACACGGCCCTCTGAGTGATCCCCCCCGTAGATCGCCTGCTCGTACACGGTCCCACGGCCACCCTTGTCCTTCTGACGAAGATGCCGATCCAAAAGAATCTGTTGATTCCGTGGGCTCTGGACGTTCCGCGTGATCCTGTCTTGGAGGTAGCAGGAACCACCGGGAACACCCAGTGGCGGGTTTAAATCAGCGTGGCGGCGAAGGACGCTTTCCGTCGAGGGCTTATTGGGCATGGGCGGGCTCCCGCAAATTCTTACCCGTGGCTTAGTGATAGACCAAATATCGGTAAACCCTCAATACACGCATTGCACGGTACAGACATCAATCCAAATGTCTGAGAGGAGACGACAATGAACTACTTCCTGATTCTGATGATCACCGTAATCACCGGTTGCGGCGACAAGGACTCCAGTGACTCGGGCGCTGAGGACACCTCTGCACCCCTCGACACTGCCGATACCGAGGACACTGCCGATACCGAGGACTCAGCCGATACCTCCGCTGAGTGACCTTGTGGATCTGTTGACCCCCGCGAGCAGAAGTTCGCGGGGGCTTTTCAAGTGGTTTTGCCCACCAGCATCACAAAGGGCTACCGCCACTTGGAGTCTGCTTGCTCTTGCAGCAGGTAGAACTTCTCGTCGTAGGGGTCCACAGACTTGCGGATACGCTTCTCCTTCCGGGCCTCCTGTCGGAGCGGGAACAGGTCGCGGGTCAGAACGAGGTAATCACCGTCCCGCTCGACGCCGGAAATGTTCTCTGCTTCCACGATGTCCGAGTACCCGTCGCCGTCGTACAGCCGGTCATCCCCTCCGTCCCGAGCCGCCTGCATGAGAGCCTTGGTGGTCATCTCGGCGTAGGGGCGGTCGTATTCGATGGAGAAGATGTAAGTGCCCGTTTGAGGGGTGTGTCGCAGGATCCCATAGCCATGGATGAATCTGTCATCGGGGTCTTCCAAGAACGCCCGGTCGTAGACGATGGCTCCGGTGTCTCCGTCTGACCACACGAGAATGTCCCCGGTGGGCTCGGTGGGGTCGGGCTTACGCTCATCGGAGAAGTAGAGTGCCTTGAACTCCTCCAAGTCACGCTTGGAGTCCTTGACTCCACTGAAGATTTCCCGCAGCCTGTCCATCGTGATCCTGCCTTCTCGGATCATCTCGGAGTACCAACCACGAGCCTTGAACTCGCGCACCCGGTCACGCCAGAGAGCAAGGGCGTTCGCCTCCCCCGCCGAAGTGAACCCGCCCGAAGTGTTGCTCGGGTTGAGTTCATACCACCTCTTGCCGATGATCTTGCCCAGACCTCGGCCTCGGTACTCACGGGCCACGGCAATCAGGGTGGCACCCCACTCGTCCGAGGCTTGGGCGACTACCAGATCCTCGGAGTTGAGGATCACGAGGGTAGGTGCGTATCCGCGTCCGCCGTCCTTCGAACGGAGGGTCATCTGCTCACCCTTCACGATGAGCCGTTGGATGATGTTCGGGTGCTCTTGGACGTTCCACTTCGCTACGGGGCTAATGCTGGGCAGCACTTCGGAGAGGTACTTTACCTGCTCGCGGCCACGGATCTCGATCTCGCCCTTCTTGTCCGCACGAATCCCGAAGTAGAAGTCAGGGATGTTTCGGCCCTCTCGGGCGTTGGAGTAGTAGAGGGTGCCGTTGTGAATCACGCCTGCAAGGGTCGGAACGCCTGCTGAGTGTGAGTCCTTCTCGGTGACCTTGATTCCACCCCGCATCTGGTCGAATGTGTACCCCATCGCTTCCCCAAGGCGGGACTCCTTGGGGCGGTTCATCTTCATCACGTCGTAGTCCCACGTCTCTGTTTCGTGGAACTTGCCCTGTGGGTTCCGGTACTCCAGAAACTCGTCCATCGTCATCAGCCCGATTTCGGTCTTCGGGAACGATGGGGGGAGAGGCGTGGTCGCCGCATACCGGGAAGCGACACGGGCGGCTGATGCGACCTTCCCCATGTACCTTGGCATGGGACGCCCATACTCGGCGTCATCGAGAGCGGCGAGCGCCGGGGGAAGTTCCGCATCGGCTGGCATGAGGACTCCGAGGAAGGGTGCGCGGTCATCGTATTTTGGAGGGGCGCTGTGCATGACTTTCCCTCCAGCCCTCTCGACAGCCCTCTCATTGTCCTTCAACCACCGCTTCCAGTCGGGGTAGTTGAACTCCAACTGCTCCCGGTCGGAGAGGCCGGAGAAGTTCTCGGGCATGTCGTCGTAGAACCGGGGGTTCAGCGGCATGTAGAGGGCGTAGTAGATCGGCACCTGCTTCTGGCTGCGGGTCTGGTACTCCGGTCGGTTCTTGACCAGAAACTCGATGTAGTTCGGATTGCGTGGGGACAGGATTCCGGCCACCACGTCCGAGGACTTCACCTTCGCCTCGATGATCTGGTCTCCACTTATGTCCGTGAACCGAGCCGCCATGCGAGGCTCCGTAGTCCACGACAGCCACTTCCGGTCGATCTTCGGAGGGTTGATGGGCTGACCTCGGTACATGGTCGTGGTGCCACCCAACGCCTTCCGCAGAGGGGCGAACGCCTTGTAGAGCGCGGAGGTGTGCTGCTCCAGAGATGGAGCCTGCCCCATGATCACGCCTGCGGCGAAGTCGTCCACCTCCTTCCGAAGTCGGTAGGAGAGGTTCGCCATCGACTCCTCGATGGCTTC